CTGGAGTTAAGTTTAGAGTTGGATCTTTTAGATAACAAGCGGCGGTATGAATACAGCACTATTAAGAACAGGTTTTGAGCGAGTTAGGTCTTGGTCTGGGCCTTGGTCGTCTTGGTCTGGGCCTTGGTCTGGGTCTAGATCTAGGTCTGGGTCTTTGTCTTGGTCTAGGTCTAGGTCTTTGTCTGGGTCTTGGTCTAGATCTAGGTCTGGGTCTAGATCTTGGTCTGGGTCTAGGTCTTTGTCTAAGTCTTGGCCTGGAGTTAAGTTTAGAGTTGGATCTTTTAGATAACAAGCGGCGGTATGAATACAGCACTATTAAGAACAGGTTTTGAGCGAGTTAGGTCTTGGTCTGGGCCTTGGTCGTCTTGGTCTGTCTAGGTCTTTGTCTGGAGTTAAGTTTAGAGTTGGATCTTTTAGATAACAAGCGGCGGTATGAATACAGCACTATTAAGAACAGGTTTTGAGCGAGTTAGGTCTTTGCCTGAGTCTTTGTCTATGTCTAGATCTTGGTCTAGATCTGGGTCTATGTCTAGATCTTTGTCTAGATCTTGGTCTATGTCTAGATCTTTGTCTAGGTCTAGAACTTTGTCTAGATCTTTGTCTAGGTCTAGATCTTTGTCTAGATACGGATCAAATTGTTTCGGATTGATGGTGGTATACCAGCGTCCCCCTAATATAATAGAGAATTGGATAAATTAAGCTGGGATTCAAGATGATCCGGAGTTGGTTGAGAAGATAGCAAATGAAATCATCAAAGAAGGAGACATAGAAGAGAAGTTAGCTCAATTGACTACGACATTTATGGAGGATGATAAAGATCATGTGTGTCTCGAGGCTCGGTGCATAAAGGCTGGCATTAAACAAGCGGCTGGAGTAATGGGTTTATATGGAATGATGCCTGGTTTAAAAGAATTACTCAAGGAGGGAACTGAGGTTTATCCTGAGTTAATTCCCTTAGGTGACACTAAAGCAGGTGATTTGCAGACTGATACGAGAGTAATTCATACAGAAGTACAGGGACGACCGATTAACGCTATAAAACGTGTCCGGTACCTCGAAAATGTAGAAATAGCATTTGATGTACATATCAACCTATCAAAGAGGTGAGATCAATGAGACGCGAAATGATAACCAAGAAATCGTGGGATTTATTCAAACGAGAAGGAATGTTGTGGTGGGTAAATCGAATATTGCACGTTTTTGGGTGGGCAATTGTTGTATTCGAAAATAGGGGTAAAATAATAGAGGTTTATCCAGCAAGAATTCGGTTTAGAGGGTATTGTGAGGATGTAGAATCTGAAGAATTTAGGAAGATTACGCAAGCAATGAAGAAAAATGCAGATCGGCTTTACGAAGAAGTTAAAGAAGCCATGAAATAGCTCATTACCCTGTAGATCGTGTTGTTGGAATCAAGACTCTGGAAGGAATCATGGTCGGTAATGTTGGTGATTGGATAATCATGGGTATCCATGGTGAAAAGTATCCGTGTAAACCGGATATTTTCGAAAAGACCTATGAGTCAGTAGAGTCTGGAAAAAAATAGGAACAAGAAACTAATGACCGAAGATCAAATAGCAGAAGAAAAAAAATCGACGGTATGACTCAAGAAGAGATACAATGCCCTGTGTATAAATCAACATGCTGGGTGTTTGCTCAGTATCTTTACATAGTAGATACTGCACTAACTAGTTATGATTTAAGGAGGCACAAGATGACACACACATTATTTCATGTATGGTTTAAATCGATATTATGGCCTTGGTTGTTTTGGCCGACATTTTTTGAAGTAGCTGCTCACTCAAGAAACAGGAGAGAACAAATGAAGAACTGGAATGGAAGAGGTCCGGTACCTGGGTCCCAGGCGTTTGATGAAGTACTAGAGAAACATAGATTATAAGCGTTATTTCGTTGTGTAGTTTTTTTTGAAAGGAAACAACAAATGGAATTTGTTATAGATACTAACGAATTAACCAAGAGTCTTTATAGAACTCAATGTGTTATTGAGAAAAAAACAACTATGCCTATACTTTCTAATATTCTACTTACTTCTTTCCCGGATGGAAACATTACTATCGCTGCCACTGATTTAGAGATCGGGACTCATGAAAAGCTTGAAGCTGAAGTATTGAGTAAAGGCAGTACCACTATAAGTGCTCGTCACTTGTATGACATTGTTCGTTCTCTTCCGAATTCCACTGTTACAATAAAGAAACTTGAAAATAACTGGGTCGATATTCAAAGCGGTAAAATCAAGTATCGTATCCTGGGAGTAGCAGCAGAGGAATTTTGCGATTTGCCAGACGTTAGTCAAATCAACCTCTTTCCTGTTAATTCTAAAATGATTAAAGACATGATCGATAAGACCATGCATGCAATTTCTACAGACGAAACTAGGTATAACCTGAACGGATCTTTCCTGGAAAAACTCGACAACCAAGTTTTCCGTATGGTTGCCACTGATGGCCATAGACTTTCGATAGCTGATGCTAGTATCACTGAAAATTCGACGGCGGTTCAACAAAAAAATTTGCCTCTGACCAAGGGAGTTATTATTCCCAAGAAAGGGCTAATAACAATAAAGCGTTTGATTGAAACAAAAGAAGGCGATTGTGCTTTAGGTTTCAATAACAACGATTTGATTTTTACAATGAATAACGTAACTGTAGTAGTGCGACTTCTAGATGGTCAGTTTCCGGATTATCGTCGGATTATTTCCGACGAACAAGAAATCGTATTTAGTATAAATCGAAAGCGCTTCATAAGCTGCCTACAACGTATTAATATTATTTCCAGTGATCAAACGTTTAGCTCAAAAATGGTCTTAAAAAATAGATTTTTACGAGTAGAAGCTAGTAACTCTGACATCGGTGAGGCACAAGAGGATATCGAAATTAGCTATAGTGGCAGCAGTAATATTACTATTGACTTCAACATACGCTATTTACTTGATGCTTTATCTGCCATGAGTACAGATGAGATCGAAGTGGTTCTTAATGATAAACTTTCACCTGGTGTTTTTCGGCCTTGTGAAGACCAAACACATGTCTGTATTATTAGCCCATTCCGGACTTAAACTATGATGTTATTGATTAACAACATAGTTGCCGAATTCCTGCCCAACCAGGAGTTTCGTCCCTCGAAGGAGACCAGCGCTCCCAGGACAGCAGGCTGTAACCGCATAGGCTGCGGCCTTTTGTCTCAAATTCTTATAGTACATAGTAAAGTTGCCGTCAAGAGGCAACTTCAAAGATTCTTGGCCGACACAAACGAAGTGTACGAACTGCACAAAAATCAAGGGTTTGTCTGAAAGGAGTTTTGGGATGTGACTACCTAAACTTATGACTCTTATTTTGCTAGCAGCTATATCTTTGCCTTATTCTATAACTTGACATCTGTTAGTTAAGTATGGTAAATTTTATAGTTACAATAAAAACAAGATTTGTAAGATGAGCCGCGTAAAAAAATGTCGTATGTGTGAAGAGATCCTCTATTGCCAAAAGTGTGGAACTCGACAAACGCCAAAAAAAAATCTAATACAAAAGAAATATACAATAAATTTTACCCCAGAACAAATTAATGACATTAAGTCCGCAGCTCAGAATAGTGGTATGACAATGGCAGCATACATTCGAGATGTGCTTGGTATCAAAAATATATAAGGCCTAGAGCAGAATAACTAACTCAGTCTGAAAGTAGATTGGGTTATTTTTTTAATCTATTTATTGGATTCTGTTGCTTAAAAATAAAGTAACGGAATCATTCAGTGCGTCAATAAGCCCTTTCAAGGTAGCGATATTGTAATCGGCAAGTGCTAACCCTTCTTTGAATCGTTTAAACTCAGTGGTAGATTCAACTTTGATGCGGACCCTCCACTCAGAAAGCTTTGGCGACCGCTCGACAACTGCCTGCGAGTATGTCGCTCGCCAGTGTCGGTACTCTGTTTCGATTTCAAGCTTTTGTTTTTGTGCGCAAGCAAGGAGTTCACCATAATAAAAAATGTATTTTGGAATAACGGAAATGTCAAAGGTATTTCTACTAACGTCCAACAACCCTGATGGAATTTCAATTTTTTTGCCAGCTATATTGAGCACTATTAAATCTGGTTCCATGATATCTCCGTTCCTATTGCAAGGTTTTAATTAGCTGTGACCCACCATAGAATGCTGCAACTGTCACCAAAACCCCAAGTGTAAAGCCCAACCATCGATTGATTTCTGGGGTTTGATGCCATTTTGGAGATTTGACAGCCTCAGCGAGTTTTTCGGAATACATTGCTTCCAGGCTATTTCTCAACCTTTTCTCAATAGCAAGCTCACTATTTAACTGTGCTGCTTTTAATTCGGTCTCGATAAGACCGAAAAACCTATCTTCTCCTACCAGAAACCCGCTGTGTGGGGCAGTAGAGCCGGCTTCTAAAGAAATAACGTCATGTGAAATACCACCCAGTGCTACAGAATGTCCATAAGATAGTATCAATACCAAAATCAGCTGGGTGTCAATCCTTACAAACATTGTAGGTCTTCTTGTTAGCAAATGTCGCTAGTGAAGCTCGACGAATTTTTGGATTACGAATACTTTTGATATGCTTTAGTATTTCTAACTGTTTTTGAGATTGAGTTCGTAAAGCATTTAAATGGATTTTGGTTTGTTGTTTGATTTCATAGGCTCGTTCTTTAGCTTGGCGAAAAAGCTCGGGCCTACCACCTCTGGATGTTGGTAGCAATCTACTAATCACATAAAGCATAACGGTGAGTCCGAGTAAGAACCAGAAGAACCAGCATTGTAACCAGTGTCTAATCGGATTTGTTGATACATCCGACATTGTTAATTGACCTTGGTCTTATTACCTTTTGTAATTGCTTGATGACCACCAACAGAAGCCAACCCAAAGATAAGTCCGGCGATAGCGCTCTGCATCCAATCGGCGCCTGTTTGATAGGTCGTAAGAAAAGTAAGTATGGCACCAAGCAGCGCGGCAATGTATACTTTGGTCCATTTTAGTCCTTTGTTTTCAAGTAAGCTATTTAATGGTCGAAATCGTAAAGCAAAAAGCAATAAGGAGACCAACGCGATTAAGCCAGCGAGAAATCCAATAGTTCGCCAATCTGAAATAACCATACCAATCATCTCGAAAAGTTGTTCTAAGGATACTTCATTTTCGGTAACTGGAACAGTAACTGGTATTAGCACCCCTGGCTCGGTAGCTGGCACTAACACTTTGGCTTTTACAGATGAAATACCTTCTGCAACAGCTTTTGTAGAATCTACGGGTTTCGCAATTACTTTCGTTGCTGCGAAAACAACTAGTACTGCGGCTACTGCAGCCAAAACAAATGTTAGGGCTTTCTTCGTTTTGTCATTCATGGTTCTTCTCCTTTGTGTACAAAATTGTTTAATGTTCTTTACGCAAGTAGTTAGGCTCCTGTCGCTAGCTGAAAGTGCATCGGATCCCTTCGTCTGTTCCATCGCCCTCCCCACTCGAAACCAAATCTTTCAAACACTTCAACGATTCCCATATTTATATTTCCTCGTGTGCCTGGTAGGTTAGTAGCTTGGTTTACGTCTATAGCAATTCCATACGAATGCATAGAAAGCCCATACCGCAGGTTATACATTTTGTGTCTCGGGCACCAAGTTCCAATTTGCTTAATTTCATTATCTAAGCCTCTATCACGGATTTCTTCAAGAACTTTCTTGAATACCGGTATAAGGTCCTTGTGAAGATACTGTAGTCCAATTATCGGATAGTCATACCTCTCGATATTTGATGCAAAATCGTTTGTAATCTGAATATAACCACCATCGACATCAACATACTCGATTTTTCCAAACTGCTCCTCAATTTCGTCTACGCCGTGGGGCACAGAGACTATAATATTTAACTTTCGGTTTGCCCAGGAGGTAACTGCTCGGTCAATAGCTTGAGTAGTGTGGTTATCCACAATCCCATCAACGAAATAGCGTTCTTGGAACGATAGAACCGCTTCTCTCGTGAAGCGTCCGAATTTGCCATCAATTTTTTTACGGTAAAGCCTAAGCGATTTCAGATCTTCTTGAAGTTTGCGTACAGCTTTACCGGAGCTACTCAGTACCAAAGTCATGTTAGTCGCCAACATTTCTCATGATTTTTTCAACTTTGCTAATTATATTGCCTTCATTATCAACAGCTGCGATTTCGTCAGCGCCTAACTTGTCAGCTAACTGACTTAAACTCAATGGCTGTTCTAGCTCTGGCGATTGTATTTCTGTTGCTTTTGCTCCTGGAAGTTTGCTTTCCAGATCAGGTAGTTTATCTAGATTATCTAAATTTTCAATACGACGTTGTTGTTCTGCCGTAACGAGAATTTGTGCATAGGCATCGCATCGACCGTTAGCGCAATGCGCTGCAGCCCGTAACGATTCAGCCTCTTCGAAGATCTTAGTGATACGCTGCGCGGCTTTGTTGGCTTCTTCTGACGCGCTTCTAAATTGATTAAGTGCTTCAGTCTCCAGTAGAGTTGTTATGGGTAAATCACCAGCTAAAACAGCATTAAGATAGTCATTGATTTCTTTCTCGGTCATTTTTGTCATTGTACTTTTACTCCTATATTACGGTGCGTTTGTATCCCAAAATGGTATCCATTTAATAGCAGTATCAACATAGATTTTTATCCATCCGGTACTATCAGCAGGGTTAGCTGAATTCATTTTGACAGTACCCGTTCCCGCACCAACACCTGAGCTATCAGATGTAAAAGTAGTGCTAGCTGCATAACCTCCAGGCGAAGCACCAAAGGCACGAAGACCTTCAGCTTGAACTAAATTCCATCGGCTACTCGGTGCTACTCCCCCACAATCAAAACCAAACCCATAGGTGTGGAGGTCACTTACAATTCCAAGTGCAGTAGGTGTGTTACCTGTTCGATTAAACCTAAGCCAGTCATTAAAACTGGATTCAGCATCGTCACCTAACTGAAGATACATTCTTGAAGTGGTAACCTGAAGTCTCCAGACTTTTGCATCCGCACCACCATCAATTTCTCGCAACCAAAACTCAGGTTGAGTAGATTTCAGCAAAGCGATTCCTCCAACTGTAATACTTCCATCAGTTGTAATATTACCAGCTTCATCTGCTTTGAATGTTATTCCAGTCCCTATATGATTAATACGTATCTGATCTACTCCACTTTCGCCCGAAAGCGCATCTACCTCAATTTTTAGTCTATTTGGTGGGACGTTCTCATATCGTGTAATGTGTGTTAGATCCGACAAAGGAATTGACATTACATTTTGGGCTGATGTGTCAAAAGTAGCTGGTGGGGCCGCGGGTCCGTTACCAGTAATCTCTCCGATGAAACACCACGGTGATAAACTGACAAGACTTGTGCCTTCTGATACTCGTGGACCAACAAGACATACTTTATAATCTGCTGCAGTTGTAGAAATCGTTATCTGACCAAAATCGTCAACGGTGGTTATTTTGTTTTTACCGCCGGTCCATGCAACTGTACATGTCTCAAGTGCAATGGCTACTGTTGTTGCGCCTTTAGCTGGTACTACTTTCCAGACTTTGACCGATCTGCCAGCGTTAGTTACGGTAGCCTCTGTTATGCCATCAACTTCAAAAGTTATGGTACCATTCCCATTATCTGTTACGTTATCTGGTTCATCTGCCCAGCCGATAATTTCCTCAAAGGTATCCCATTCTGGCATACCGTCCCGTGGATTTACATTAATTCCGTTAGGTATCTCGGCCATCTTAATAGCGACATCGTAGGTATCTAGGTTATTGTTTTCGAAATTAACTGCTAGCACATCTGATTCTCGTTTTTTCGGCTTTAGAAAATTGCCATTACCATCAATAGCCGCTACTTCGTCACCAGTTGGATAACCCGTGAGTTTGAACTTATCGTTGCCGTCTGCAGCTAGTCCGATAGCTTGTAGTGTGCCTGAATTTTTCCACGCTGCGGCTGCAGTATCATGATCAACATTACGCAGAAAATCCAAAAAGTGATCTTTGAATCCCTGCCAGCTAACTAAGCGCTTTGCGTTTATTGATAAGTACTGATCACTAGTGGCCATGGCAAAAGCTCCCTAAGAGTATCAATAATTAATTTCAACAGTATCTGACTCAACTGGCAATCCTAAAACTTCCATCTCATCACAAATCATAGTTACAGTAGATTCATGGATCAAGCCTGTTTTACCACCAGTAATATACGTTGAATCAGTGGTATTAATATATAACTCACCATCAAGGTAGATTTTAATTCGGTTTGTTGACGATTCAGGAGATATTTGGGTCCGAAGAGTGTAGTTAACATCATCTTGTAGAGTAATACCCACAGTGGAAAGATCAACTGTCACTAAAGCAGATGGAGATCCTGAAACAAACTTAGCAAGCGATAAAGTATTTGAGTATATTGATAGAAATGTAGCGTAGCCAGAGTTAATTGAATCATCTGGTAGGTAATAGCAAACACCGAAATACTCACCCCCAATAATGTGTCCTCCATTTCCGTTTAATCTAGCTGTAACTACATAATTTGTTAGTGGGGCATCACCCATCTCATTTACTATCTGAACGTCCTGTCCGCTACCTTGCATCTTAAAATACCCGCTTAGCACAACAGGATCAATACCTTGCACTGTTGTCCATTGACTAATATCGTCGTCAATATCGAACAGGTCTAAAAATCGCAAGTAGACTATTTCGAATCGTTCTCCTACCGGGCGCATAAGATTGAGAATGTTTTTGACTAAAGTTCTTTTTGTAGCACCTGGATCTACTATACGAACATGCATCCAGTGGTCATCTCGAGCAGAGCCACCAGGTGGTCCTACTACCCAAGGATCGTAACCTTGACGTTGCTCATCAAAATAAGTTTCGTCAATAACCCATCGGAAATCAAACCAGTTCCAAATCCGAGATCTGTTTGCCGTAACTAGATTTAATATATCGACAATCGAATCTTCCTTACTCCTACTTTTCCACAATGGTACCGAGGCTGCGATCAGTCTTCGTAAGGAAACTATATCGAGTCCTGATGTAATATTATCAAGATCTGGCGTCCAGCCAACAATTTGCTTTAGATAAGTCAGATATGCATCTGGGCATTCCGTTACTGACCATAAATTTTTTACACTTTCGATCTTGTCCCAAATAGTCTCCCAGACCGTCTGACCACCTATAAGAAACCGCTTAACAAACTCGTTGCCTTCTTGAATGTCTTTATGCCTAATTGGCAAGATCAGAAAATCATACATCTGCAAATCAAGCTGGGACATAACTACTTCCTAACTTACTATTGTAATAGCCACTGTACCAATGACCGGAAGTTCTCTTGCACTTAACACCACATCAGATGAAGGGACCGTTAATGTGACCTTTGTGATGTTTTCACTTGTCTCGAAAATCTCGTGTAATATTCTAGATGTCGGAACATCGCCTCCAAAATCCCATTCCCAAGTAACACCATCGTCTTTAACCGCACTTGGTGAAATAACTGCAGATAAACGACTTTGAATGGCGCTTACTGTAACATCGCCGTAGACAGTAGCGGTAATATTAATTGTCTTCTTGGTGTAGTTACCCGAGGTAACTTCTTGGTTGGCTACTAAATGTTTATCTATTGGTGGGTGAGCATACGGATCGCCGTTGAAATACTCATCCAATGCAGCTAACTGTGCTGTGCTAGCTTGTGCATCTACCCCGCCTTTTGCAACCACGACTAGTTCTATGGTTTTTGGTCCAAAACCTTCCTCAATGGCTTTAGCTCTTGCAAACGGTCGAGCACCTTCCGTATCAGTAAAACTGATCGTGAGTGCTTCAACGTCACTTGGGCTCAACGCTACTAACCCAGTCCTAATAGAAGCAGGCCCGGCGATTTTGGCTTGCTCTAAACTAGTTTCACTGGCACCTTGTGCTTCGTCCCATCCAGCAGCTGGCCGCGGATTCCATATTTTTTTGATATATGATAAACCCGACTTATTTACAACTATTGTATTATAACCGGTATTACCGTCTTCGTTTGCGCCCCAGCGATACTCCGCGTAGACGTTGTTTGTACCAGTTGGTGGAATTTTTCCTGTAACACCATCCCCACACACAACTGTCGCGCGATCATCTTCACCAATCTCAATAGTGTAATGTTTGTCAGTTGGTTTAGACGCAAGAAAATTGTCAACCTCTGTCCAATCCTCTCCATCAACCCCAAAAACCATCGAACCAGAAATATAGTAATCTCTCGAAGTTTCAAACCGCTGATTTGCCGTCCCATCGGAAGATCCAAGCGGATCCTCAATTTGAGTTCGTCCCTGAGTTACACTAGCTAAAAGATATTGCGCACCTTGGTCAAGCCGTCCATACTGAAACACCGGTACATCAACAATACCAGTAACCGTTATTACTCGGTATCTAATCCAATATGCAGTTACGCTATTTATCAGACCTGCTATCCAGTCTTCTGTTAGGGTTTGGGGTAGAGTATAAACTAACTGCCCATTTTGCGAAAGCATCAGCGTTCCATCGGTAATACCAGACATTTCCTCCCAGTCACTACCCACTGTATAATCAGATGCAGTCGTACTAGGCGAAGTCTGACCTAGATAACCAGTGGTTACTTTGTTCTTGCCGCCGCTCCAAACAGATTCAACGTCTTGATAAGCAGTTGTTTCGTTAAAACGTACTCTGATTTGAGTACCTTGTCGGTTTGTACTTCCGAGGTATCCGGTAAGATCAAATTCAAGAGAGCCACCAAGATCCGTTACACCTGTCGGTGCTTGCTTTTCAAAATCACCATCATAATATTCCCAAATACCAACTATGCCCTCTGTGCCACCACTCATTCCAGACACGCTAAATCCACCATCTGCAACCGTTTCCGTAATTGTTTGATTACCCGCAATTCCAAAATTATCGTTTTCTAAATTTAGTTTACCAGCTGTGATGGAGCCACCCGTGATGTATAGTGTAGATCCTACTCCGTTGATCGCAGTTTTCGCAGTAGTTGCCACTTGGTCGCTTGTTATATCCCCGCTCACATCCACCTCAATGTTGGTTGCGTCGTAACCACCGACAGGAGTGTAGCCACCAGTCACATTGAAATGAAAGGTTACAGCCGGGTTAGTACCGTCGTCCAAAACGAAAGTTTCACCATCTACCAGATTTGCTTTTGCAACAAACTGTATCCACCCAGTGGCTTTTGTTCCGGCCATCGGGGTGGTAAACCACAACCCAAGCTGATTCCACATAATGTCGTCATGACCAAAGTAAATCGCATCCTTCATTGCGACAGCCCCAGTAAAAGGCGACCAGTCATCTGCAGGTGTGGTTTGGCTATTGGCTTTCGTTGTATAATCGGTATATGATCCTCCCTCGCAACCAAAAACATATCCAAATCGGTCGGTCCTAGCAATTTCCATAGCCGTTGCCCGCTCGAAAATTACAGGGTCTTTGCCAGCCTCTCGCTCAGTGGCAAACTGTGCATCTTCGCTGATTAGTCCATAAGAAGTGCTAAAGACCTTACTTAATTCTACTACAATATCGGCTTGGGCCGGAGCAGCTGTTAGTAACTCATAGTCAATCAATCGCAACATGTTTCGAACGCTATCAACTAGCTTAGCAGTCGGAAGAGTATTCTCGTTTGCAACTAAGTCTAAAAGGCAGTTATTGAGATGACCAACAAGAGCTTGCATTCTGAGAAATTGCATTAAGGGATCATATTCACTCTCATCTGTATGTTCTGGAACATTTGTACGTTTGTACTGAATTAGCGCATCAAGAATAGTTTGGTAATAAAACGCACTGAAATCAAATGATGGGATGCTAACTGTACTCATCGGTCTATACCTTTCTTAGTCACGACCGCGAAACGTACGAGAAAATGGTCGTTGCTCATCACTTTCCAGATCGTGGTAGTCAAATTCCAAAATCAGTTCGCCGTTTTGAGTACTCCACGTGGCAGTTTCCGGTAGTAGTTTAAACCGACGTTCGGCTTCGAATTTCTGAAATATCAAGTTAATTCGACTTAGTATCAGTGCTTGAGACTTCGGATCACTAATATCGAATATCATGTCGGTACCGATACCAATATTTTGCTGAAAGGCATGTGCATTATCACAATCAGAAAGAGCCATCAAGATTATTTTACTGTTTTCATCTTCCCCTTTTGATAAGGCAGTACCACCAGTAGTATTAGTTCCAACTGGTAACTTCAGACCTTGTTTCACTTTTCACAAACCTCAAAGAATTGGAAATGGTGCTTGACCTGGAAATGTTGCTGTCCCACCTAAATTATTAGTATGTAATACGCCCGCGATTGCGTTCATGGCATCAGTCTTACTAGCAGATGTAGATATATTAGAGCTGAAAACCGCTTGCAATACTGTGGCTATTCCAGAAAGACCAGGGGGAGGTGTAATAACTGTAGCTGTTGCCCAATATGTTGACGGTGCTAAAGCTAACGTAGCCCACCACTGTGTAATTCCTGCTTGAATCTTTGCAGCTCCATCCGTCGATAAACCAACCATGGCACCAGCCATCGCAGATTGTGGTACATCTAGCCCAGCGGTAATAATCGGAATACTGTTGGTTTCCGCGTTTTCAAAATAGCCACGAAAAGCCTGAGCCCACGCACTAACCGCGTCTGATTCGTTATCATATAGACCAAGTTCTACTAATTCGTCTTTTAGCACGCTTTGAGACATAGCCACGAGATGTAATCCTCACTTGGTTTTGACATCCGCACTTAGCACTGTTGCTGGAATTGGCTGAGTTGGCGGTCCACTAGGTCCTGTACCGGTTGGATGTGTGTGTACTTCAGCCCACGATTTCCAGTTGCTACCACGTACAACAGGGGTGTCTGCTCCCTCTCCTAGCAACAGTATTCCAGATTCATCTATAGCGACCGAAGCAAATGTCCCATCTAGATTTAATGATATTTGGAATCGTTCTTTGCCTTCGGTATCGTCAAACAAGAACACATGGCCGGCTGGAGTGGCAAAGCCGCGGCGTTTGCCGTAGTTTGTCTTGAAAGCATCGTGTATCAGGGTCGAAAACTCTTCTCGTTCATGGTAAAATCTCTTGCCACGCCAATGAATAAGAGGATCATAAATAAGAGCCTGACCGGAAACCTCGTCATCTGACGAAGCGGTAACAACCTCGATCTCGACATGCTCATCAATATCCGGGATATAAAACCAGCCCCAGTCGAATACAGGTTCAATCCAATCCGGGAGTTCAGCTTCTGGGTCACCAGTAAGATCCGGGCAAACTACTTTGACTCTACCACGTTGATCTTTCTCGTCTTTGTCTGTCAAAGTAACTCGTGCAATAAATTTTTCTGTAGCAACAGCCATCCCAAAACTCCTTTCAGACAAACCCTTGATTATAGTTTAAGTCCGAAATTGGATGAGCTATCATAACCCTTTCAGCACCTTTCGAACATTGAAATTACACTTGTAACCGTCATCGGCAGATAGTATGTGCCGAACTCGAGAAAAGTAGTACTGGCCATCGTATAGAACACCTATACCTTCTAAACGATGAATTTGTTTTGCCCGTAGTGTTTCAACACCAATAATTGAACCACGACCAACAATAAAGTTTTCGCGCATACGCCGAAACCACTGCGACGCCCAAGTTTCGAGGGCAGCTTCATTTTTTATTTCCACTTTGGGATTAACTGTAAAGCTAAAATCACCGATATATATTTTGTAAGCTTCAGCACTTACAGGTGCTTCTTCAATTTCCTCAATAGCTCCGGTATAGTATGGATCAGCCTCTTGGCCAAGCTCTTCGACAATTTCGACTTCAATAGATTTTCCAAATGATGTGGCGTTTCTTCCAGTTGACTGGACTCGAATAGTTGTATAGTGGTTACGGAACATCATTTCAGGTTCAAAATTCAACAAAGTCGTGAAATCTCCCTGATTATATTTAAAAGTGTATTGTTTTTCTTGGGTAACCAAATTACCAGTTGGATCTCTGAAATGTAAAGTCCAACCCTTGCCTTCATCCATGTCATAATCAACCCAAAAGAAAAATCCAGTAAGATTGGCCAGTCCTTGAATAAGAGTGTAGTCACTCATATCAGCTCGTTGCAAAATACCCTTTTTTTCCAGTAAAGGTACGGGATCGATATCTGGGGTAAATAGGTATGTTAAACATCGATCTTCAACAATCTCTTCAATACTAGTATCTCGATAAACAGTAGATTGCTTAATACGTTTAAGCATTGCTTTTAACTTCTTTTGCTTTTCTCCGGTTGATGTAGAAATCGCTTCTTCCAAAGTAGCAATTTGTTTTTTTCCTGCAGGATCAGGTTTAGATTCCTGCATCAGATAGTCCTTTGTATAACCAGTTACCTCAAGCATAGGCATTCCATCTTGTGGAAACTTATCTCGTGGAGCTATAAGCATTACTCGTCCAATAAAAGAAAGATCTGATCCATATCCCATATAGATATCCAGTTCATTACCTGGCATAAATACCTTACTATTTGAAAGTAAAAAGTCAGGATTTGCTATCGTAATCCTTGCTACATCTACAATTCCATCGGCATTTTCATATTCAACACTTTGAACAAACTGAGTAATGTTAGATTCCAGCTTCTTTCCCTGAACCTCAAGTAAGTAATTAGGAGTTGGTTCTATATTTTGTTGAATAGGCATCCAATCACCTACGTTATATACGAAGTTCTTTCAATATTTCTCTGATCAAAAACTTCAATTCGTAATGCACGTTGTGGTGTGTCACGACGACCATACGCCGTTTTGAGCGCAATGGAGGTGGGTTTAGCCTTCTCTTTACGCATTACATCAATACTTAGTAGCTTTACAACATCACCTACCTCAAGTAATGCTTTATTAGGATGTTGTTGTCTCACGACAACGCCCAACATTGGGTTGCCGTATTCTCGTTGAGCTATAGCTTCATGATAATCTCGAAATCGCGCTCTGTGATATCTAGTCTCGCCAGCTGCAACAACTTCAAGTGAAAACGGTACATACTCACGAAGATTAATTGTAAATGTTACATCTCGCGGACTGCCATCACGTCGAAATGAATGATAAGTAATTCCTGATAACGCTTCAAGATTACACTGATCAGCTTTCAGTGTGGCATCGCCTACGTAGAAAAGCAAAACCGGAGGTCTGTATTTATCTGGATCGCGTCTGACCCAGCTTTGAAGTAGCTTAAGTTTAGCTGAAATACTTTGAAAAATGTCTTCCGTAAACAACCGACCTTGAAAACTAATAGTATCAGAATTGCCATGAAGAAACTGGGTAATCGCACTCTGTCGATTTAACGAATGGCTTTCGCCATAAGTTCCACTTACATCTTGAGTAACTTCGACAGGAGGAAACTGACCTTGAATTTCTTCTTGGGTATCAAGATTAACCAAAAACCATGATTCTAGCTCGGAATACGCCAACTAACTGCTCCTTACGCTGACTGTGGCAGGCATAGCACCGTGCTCTATAGCCATTCGCTGCGCCCATGGTTTTGCCTTAAAACCAGCGCGTTGTTGGATTTGTTGTTGGTGTCGAGATACTGCACTACTTACCTCGCGGCCATCAATGTTTAGTTGGTTATTGATATTGACATTGAGTTCCTGTCCTCGTCTTCCTGCTTCAGCTTGTTTCGATAATAACTGAAGAGCTTTTCTTGTTTCTCGATCTGCTACAGTTCCCTTAGCTAATTCTTCTGTAGCTGCTTTTGCTTTCACAATTGGTGCTAGTGGCGGAAGTCCAACCTCCCCTCCCCATACTGGTGCCGCTGTAACCCGAGCTCCAAATGTTTCTTTTATTAAACCTTTGTGTTTCTCTTCAATAAGCCCAACTAATCTCAACGGAGCCATAAGCGCATCAGTTACCCCTGCAATAAAACCAATGATATCAACTAATGCTGCCTTTATCCCACCTAAAACTAAACCGACATCTTCTCCAAATATTCTCCATTTTGTTATAGATTTCCCAGTTGTAGCATCTACTTCTTCAATACTATCAACAAACTGCATTAACAAAAGTGTAGCAGCTCCAATAATTAATCCCCACGGACCCATTGCAACTTTAATCACTAAACCAAGTCCCTTGATCGCTGGAATAAGAGTTCCAGACAAAATCCAACCAAGTCCTTTAAATGCAATCAGAAGAGGTCCCACTACGGCAAGCGTAGCACCAATTTTTCCAATCAATGCAACAAAAGATCGAATACCGTCTTTACCAACTGTTTTCTCTAGCCAACTTCCGAACTGCTTTACGCTATCAATTAATCCATTCCAAGACTTTTTCAGCCAAATCATAGTATCTAATAATCCCAAAGCTATCTGGACAGAAGTTTCTCCATGTTTTTGCGAAAGCTTTGTAGCGGTTGCCTGAATATCGTGACCTTCTTTCTGTGCACTTTGTAGTGCCGTCAACGAAAATAAAACGTCGTTCAGTCCCGATGTAGATTCATCCACAAACCCCGTTACTCCGTCAAGTAATGGCCCAAAAAATTCAATGCTCAGTCCTTCAAGTGTGGCACCCATCATTTTCAATCGACCGGTAAGCGTACTTAATCGTTTTTGGGCCATTTCACTAGCAGCACCGATACCGTCCGATGCTTTTTGCAGCTCTTGAACTAGAGTGTCAGTACTTTCTTTTCCGGCAGCAGCTAACGCGGCGTAAGCCTTCTGTCCACGAACGCCAAACATCTCGGTCATTATTCGTGCTCGCTCTGTCGCATTTTGAACTGCACTGAGTTTCTTCGAAAACTTATCAACTATTGACGATATTGGTAACAGTTTGCCACTCGCATCCGTTAAACCAATTCCCCACTTTTCCATTTGCTTTGAAGCTTCTCTGCTTGGAGAGGCAAGTTTGACAAGCATGTTTGTTAAAGCCGTACCTCCCATAGATCCTTTCAGCCCTGCATCGCCAAGCTTTCCAAATATCGCGGTCAGCTCTTCCGTCTCAATACCCATAGTTCGAGCTTGGGCCATCCCGTAGCGAAAAGACTCGCCAAGTGTGCTAATAGTAACATTAGCCTTTGTCTGAGCCAAAGCCAATATATCAGCTAGGTTTCTTGTCTCACTGAAACTACGTCCCATACCACGGGTTACCGTAGAAACAATCTCAGCGGATTCAGCGTAGTCTATATTGCCAGCAGCAGCGGCATCCAAAACTCCTCTTATTCCTCCAATAACCTCCACATTTTCAGCACCAGCCATTTTCATTAATTTCATTGCTTCCGCAGATTCGGTGGCGCTGTAAGCCGTAACTATGCCCATTTCTTTTGCCTTAGTCTCAAACGCCTCCATGTCTGCAGTACTCGCTCGCGCAACAGCTCCCAAATCGGCCATGCTTTGCTCAAACGACACAGCTGACTTAGCAGCCTTAAATAAGCCCAATGTGAGAGGAAGAGCCGCGATGCCAACATTACCCATAGCCCTGCCTACCTGTCCAAGTCCTCTACCTAGTAATTTGGTATCTTGTTTTAATCTACTAAATGCACGCGAGGCACGACCCATACCTATTACGGCTCGCTTCTCGTCAAAGGTTAATACCCCACCTAAACCTATTCTTTCGAATGCCATTCTATCTTTCTAGAGAATCTCGTTCCTCTTTTTTCTGTTCACGGAGACGATTCAAAAACCATCTGCGATCTTGCGAAGTAAAACTAACTATAGAATCGTAAGTAAAACCCGGTATATGATAAGCTAGTGCAAAAACCTCCTCTAGTAGCTGTTTCTCATCGGCTATCGGGAAGAAATTCCGAAAAAACTTTCGGTCTCCCAGTTGATCGGGATTTGAAATTCGTGATTACATTGTTGTTTAGGACAACGACCCTTGATACTCATGTCAGGTCCAACGGAGTTTTTATCTATCAAATGGGAAAGCATTTCAATATCATATTTAACCATTCCATCCAGCTCTTCCTCTACAATTGGTACCCTTTCGAGTTCGCTAATACTACGCATTGAGCCATGAATCATACCTAGTTTGGCGGCACCTGTATTCAGCTGGCTAATTCCCTTATCGCCAAGTCTTTCCAGCGTACTCCATTTCAAAGGACCAAACGAAAGTTTTCGAATCTCCTTCTTTCTAATAATAATTGGCGTTTGTAAATCATAGTTCCAATAAGTATCTTCTAATCTATCAACAACCTTAACTTCCAATGAATCCAAATCGGCATTGAATACAAAATCATTGCCACATCGAGGACATCGAGGATCTAACGGCAAGTTTGTTCCCATTGCCACTTTTCGCAGATATACATAAGCATACAACACATCAGGCATATATGTTCCACTTATCGTCAAACGCCGTTTGTCAAATTCCATTGTTTCGATTTCATTGTTGCCAAATCGCTTACACATAATAGAAAGTAACATTCCAACATATCGACCAACATTTGTATTTTTATTCTCAGCACGCAATTGGCCAAGCTCCCGCTCTTCCTTAAATCGCCAAGGTCTAACACTTAGTTCCTTTTGAAGTATCCCAGTGCTATTCGAAATCCCAATAGGGAGGGTAGCGCCCAGCTCACCAAGCGTCGTAATTCTTTGTCCTTTGTTTTCTTTGGATTTTGATTCTTTAGATTTGTCTTTCATCTGGTTCACCTCCAATTGACTCAAATAACATTGCTGAGTCTTGTTAGGTCCAACCATGCTTGGTTTCTCCTAGAAACGCTAGAAAACCAAGCTAAATAGGCAAAACGTCATCAGCCTTAAACGTCCAAGTATCTCCGGCGTATTCGCCCTCATTATTCATGTCGAAATCAGGTACTGCGTCCTTGCTGGGAAACATATTTGTAATGGCCCATGATCGAAGTATAGATCCGCTTGCACTAAATGCTATTAGCGTCGCGGTTCGTAGATAACCTGGCAACGAAGATTTGGCCTGCTCAAACCACAAATTCATAGCAACAGATTGTTCAAGATGATGTAGAACCATCTTTGCTGTAAATTCAACTGGCAAGGTATTTCCACCGGAACGTACAGTCCGATCAGGCAGCGTTGTAGTTTGAAGTTCTATCTCTATACCGGACAGTTCGGTAACGGTAAGCGCGGGCATGCCAACCACCATCAACGAAAACTTGTTGACCGGAATGTGATCGTCTCTGATATCTCCCTTCATGGCTAACCTCCTGCAGCTAGTCAATCAGACTAGTTTCCAAAAGCAACCCAAGTAACATAATCTGTTGCAGACAAATCGGTCGATCCTACATCAAAGTCAAACGTCAGGAAATCACCACTAATAGCACATTGACAATCGGTAACTTTTGGTGCACCATTGGTATCAAACGCTGCCCAATGTAATACAACAGGCGTAAACTCCATCTCCAATGCGATAGTGGCAAGTAAGTTGGTCGAGTTTGCAACAATGGTTCCTCTTGCCACCTTCTTGTATGGCGATGCACCAGTTTCATTCAAATTAGCCGCGTTCCAGATATCAGCAGCATCTGTCAGCGTCTCAGAAACCGCTATACTAGGACCTGCCCCAATCTGCGCAGTACCGCCTACTCGATCTGCTGGACGTATTCTCACGCTATTAGCTGGCACAGTTGGTTGATCGGCTACAACGAGTTCGGTGCCTTCCGTATTGATAGCGATTACAAGATTTGCTCGTGAGGCTGCAGCATTAGCACCCTTTAGGACATTAATGTTTGAGCCAGCACCTTCAAACTCATACACATCAGAACCGATGGTCACTGTGTTAGTGTCTGTTGGCAATGTGGCAATGAGTAGTGCTGCTTGAGCAATATGCCCTTTATCTTCTGGTAGTTTATCGGTTTGCGCAATCGCTGCATCAATTCTGTCAAGATTAGTTTTGTTGTGAGAATCACAGAAATCTGTTCCTGGTCGTTGTTCAGTAACTGATAGCACCATAACTTATTACCTCCTGTTCTTTTTACTCAAATAATGATTATTACGTTTCAACACTTTCAAAAACGCCCTGTTTGGATATACGCATGATAAAACGTTCTACCACGTCAGCAAGTTTTAGCGATATCTCCGCGTACATATCGCCAGCTGCTCGAGTTGCATCGGTATTGATCTCGGAGTCGATCTTCAAAATAGCAGCTTCGCTAAATGTATTTCCTCGAATAGCTCGTTTTGTCCACTCTGGCAAGAAGTATGTCGTTAGCGCAGCTAATGCTAATTTTTCTGTCTCAGGATCATTGATTGCAAATACGATCCATCCGAAATTTTCAATCAGCACATTTTCATAATGTGACATGAGTTCGCGTTGATGCTTCCATTTCCAAGTTGGATCAATATAAAGAGTACGATCACCCCAAAGAACAAAATTGCCTTTGACTTTTTTAATAATTCCAATTCCCAAAGGATTTAAGTACTCCTCATCAAGCACAGCCTCACCCGTTGGTAATTTCAATATCTTAGGCAGTATCACATCCTCGCCTGCTTCTGCTTTATGATAGCCGCTATGATCAAGAGCTACACGGGCCTCCGCGCCATGAATCATTCCGACACACGAAACAAGTTTAAGCTTACCTTCTCCATTGCCTTCTGGATCTGCTACATAAGCATAAGAAGGAAAGGAAACAACTGCAAAGTCATTTCTTCCAAGAGTATCATTTATATACGTGTCAGCAGCGACTTCAGTAACCGTGGCACTCGGGATCTCGTACCGATACTGATGATTTTTCGCATTTGCATAAGCTACTCCAGCTTTCTGAACTGCAGTTGCAGTAACCCCAGGCGTTGCAAATTTTATCAACCCGAGATTTCGACCGACTACACGGTTGAATGGGCTGCTACCTGTTTCCCAAGCTTGCCCTTCGTAATCCGAATCAGCAAGATCTGCAATACCATCTCGACCACCACCAAGTTCAAGTGGTACAACAACCATAAACTCATCATCCACAGCACCACTTGCAGTTAAATCCGAACCCAATGCAACAGTAATTGTCTTATGATCATTATCCGTAATTCGATATTTCTCGCGGGAAGCGTTTGGCTTGTCTGGATACAAGTAACCATCAATCAACGAATCGGCTATAAACGGCTTATATACCAAAGTAGCCACATCACTAGCTTCCCATGCAGTACCACCGGCGGTCAAAGTAAATGGCGGAGTCCACTTATTGTTTGGAGTAAATAACGATCCAACGGTACCTGCACCCAATGCGCCAAATATATCAGAAGCGGCTGTAAAGTTTGTTGCACTACTAAATGTTATAGTTATTATCTGAGCAGACATAAGATCATCGGTAGTTCCGAGTCCTAAAGTTCCGTTTCCATCACCAGTAGTATCTGGGTAAAATTCATGAATTACTGATGTCAATACTGTTGTTGTAACCGCTGAAATTTTACCCCAATAGTTAGCTGGACGATCCGCTGGAACAAGTGCTCCAGACAATAAATCCACAACCTCAATTTCATCGTTATTGCCATCGTTATTAATGATATTTACCCAATAACGAACAGACTCTGAATCTGTAGAAAGATCTAAATACTCTAAAACTAACTCATCGTCTACATAAACATTGAGACCGAATTCCGTTGTCGGACTTTGAATACCATCCTTTACTTCTATCGAAAGAGCTTTCTGCTCATTTTCCAAATAAAGATAATAACGCAAATTCGTTGGTTGAGATGCGGCTGTCCAATCATCTTTCATAGTTGAGTTCGAAGCCACAGTAATTACACCAGCCACTGTATTGCTAACTATCGGATACTTTTTGCTAGCAACAGCATCTAACTCAACCCAACCTTTTGCCCATTCATCAGTTTTAAACGTCGATATCTCAGTATCTAATGTTGTGTTTGTTAGCTTATCTGCAGCCGATATATCATTTGTATACTGTAGTTTTTTGCCAGCCCAACGACCGCCATTTTTCGCTTTGACCGTCCCCATAGCAGATTGAACAAGCTTACGCGAGTATAAGGTAATCTGTGCTTGTGCTTCATTGCCATCTGTAACTCGAACTAAGAGCAATCCACCTGCACCTCGGGCCTTATTATAGTAATCCAGACAAGCATCTGGAAGCAGAGTGCCAGGGTAGTAGCTACCACATTTTTTTAAGAACTGTGTTCGGTTCAATGCAACAATCAGCTCACCTACCTCACCCTTTTCAAGTATCCCGGCGTATCCAGCATAGCCAAGAGCCCCAGGTTCAACTGTTTTCTCACCTTCTTGCTCAATTATCGCTACACCAGCGCCTCTAACCGGTCCTATTCTTCGTTGCACCATTGTTCAAGTCCTCCATATTGAGTATTTTAATTCAACTTATTATTCAGCTATCACATCCATATCGCCAGTTAGATGAAGTTTCTTGACAGTATAGATATCTTCAGCATCACGTTCGTAGAACAAAACACCAACTATTCGAAATCGCAATCGACCCGAGCGAATATCTTCACGATTTGCAGCAGTTGTCATATCAAACTCGCTAAGTAACCAAAGACGATATTTCTCATCTAAGCCCACAGACCGCAAAGACGAGTTATTAGCAAAAAACCGTTTTACCTCATCAGCAAGTCTCATCAAATCAATGCTTTTGTCACAAATCATATGCATCAAGATATCAAGATCTCCCCGCAACGGTGCAGATATCTTAACTCCTGTACCAGCATTCTTATTAACAACCGAACCACCTAACGGTAAATCTCTAGCATCAACTAAATTAATGTCATCCAGCACGATAGACGGTACTTTCTCGACTTCTGAATAATCCTGGCTGGTTGTTACCGCAACTTCTGGCTCCCATAGGAAATCAACCCAAACTTGTTTATCTTTCGATATCGACGAGCCAAGAGTAATTATCTGAGTTGTGGAATTAAAAGAGCTGAATAAATCTGTTAAATGGAGAGGATCATCGGTATGATTAAATACCGCGTCGATATCAACCACATTATATGGGGTCTCAATTGGATAATCATCATCAAGATCGATTGTCGAACCCGTAGCTAACATGACAAACTGATGTCGTCCTCGAGGCCGAATTTCACTTTTCAGTAACGGCACTAAAGACCGATAAACAATGTCCTCCTGAAATTCAATGTCCGACTTGTAAAGTACCTTGACTTCGTAAACCAAGGGAGTTATTCGAACGTCGGTGGTTTTCAAGTTAATTACCACCTGTAGTTTCAAATTCGTTGCAGGAAAGCTTGATATGTTTGCTGCAACTTCAGCTTCTGTATTCCAATGCGCTGTGTCTATAACCCAACTTGCACCATTCCACCAGCGCTGGTTTATGCCATCAGAGAGCCTGAATCCAAGACTAGTAAAAATCTGTCCGTCAATCTTAGGGTGTGTAACTCGGACTTCAAAACCAGACCATTGCTTGACACTTGTAGGATTGGCTACCCATGTCTTAATATTTAAATCAGCATCTGTTGAGTAGCTCCCACTACTGTCAAGCTCTAATGCCAAACAATGTGCAACAGGATCAAGTCGAGTTTTGGCACCCAACGTTAAATCTGACCGCTTATCTTCCGTAAACAAAAAAGACTTTATGATCTTGCGAAGTCTCATTTTGCAGCCAGTTCCCTCAGTGTTAAATTAATTGCTCTTGTCCAAAGTGTTACAGCCAACTTTTTTAACGCTGGATCTCTAAATGTACTAACCATAAATGGACGTGCAGGAATTACTATAACCGAGGTTGATAAACTGATCTTGTGCCATAGTCCTTTGAATCGATCCCATAAGTCCAAAGCACGACCAGTTAATTTTACAGTTGGATCGTGACTCTTTAGCCAGAGATAATGAAACATCGTCCGCATACGTTGTGTTACTTTGATTTCGCTGCCGTCATGTATAGTTAATGCAATGTTATACCGACGATCCGTTCGTAATACCCCAAGAAACACAGTCAGCGGGTCGATCACTTTCGATGTGATAGCCTTTTTTAATGCACCGCGATCAGCCAACTGCAAGCTACTTCTTTTTATTGCAATTGTCAGCGGTGCATTAGCTTCGTAGCTTCCGCTTTCTAGATTTTTACGTGTAACCGACTCCCCAGCTACTCCGATTTGCGCTGAAGCACGTCGTAAATGATGTAAAGATTTACTTTTGAAAATACGCGGATCAATAGCCTTGCTAAACCGCGCCCAGCCCCTATCTGGTTTGAATCCAGTTACCGCCATTATGCAACACCACGTGTTTGTTGAGCAGGCCGTAGATCTTCGAAATACGCCTTAACTAAAGTAGGACCACCATGACCTGGATAGTGACCTAACCACTCAAGTCGTGAGACGTACACATCAGTATCGATATCGCCAATTTTTTTGAATCGGTCGTTATCTTTCAGGCTAATACCAGCTGCGTCCAGATCGACTTTTCGAAATAATACATAGCCTCGCGATCCCTCACGCGCTCCTGTTTTAGTCGGCGATAATTCCATTTGAGCGCCCCAGTTAGCTTGACCCTTTATCGTAACAGAAGTTTTACGGGCTACCTGCTGAATAGACTCACGCGCATCGTCATCATAATAGGTAGACGCAATATCTAGCTGCTCTAATATAATATCGACCGGATGCAATAACCGCGGGTTAACCATTTTAGTCATATCCCCAATGTGCAGGCGCAGCTATGCCTAATGGCGCACGAAATAGCATTATAATATCCAAGATCTCAGGATCTTCGGTCAATCCCGAAAGCCCAGATCTGCGCTGGTCAAATCCACCACCAGCCGGCCCGTAGCGTATAGCATGTCCATCAGTACGCTCCATCAGAATTGCTCCCAATGCAGAAGGTACTGGGGCTATAGCTCCATCTGGATCGTAAATCGGCTTAGTGAGCTTCTCGATGATCAGTTTTGTCAGTGCTCGCGTTATCGGATATGGCACTCCACCACCTAACAAACCGTGGACAAGAAATCCAGAATTCGAAACCGTTTCAGTTATCAATTGATTACCATCAGTTCCACCAACATCATTCTCCAAATGTAATAAACCACCTGTATCAATAATACTTGCTGTAACATCCAATGTCGTCGCACCATTGATAGCAGTTTTAGCAGTTGCTGCCACGTCATCTGCAGACGTGTCCCCACTAACATCAATTTGTATATTAACCGCGTCATACCCACCAGGCGGCGTATAGGTTCCAGTTACATCGAAATAAAAGGTTACAGCCGGATTGGTTCCGTCATCTAAGACAAATGTTTCACCGTCGACCAAACTAGCTTTTGCAACAAACTGGATAGAACCACGAGCAGGAATATCGTCTTCCACAAAACCAAAGGCACCTTTGATCTCTTGGTTTTTGCGACCTCGATGAAACTTCAGTCGTCCTGTCGTCAGCGGTGCTGTATAAATGTCTGTAACCTCACTTGGGCCAATTAATGAGATTCGCGGATTATGTCTGTTATCGGGATAGCTTTTTTCGGAATAAACTTTATACAGTGTAGTATCAAGTGCAGTAGCCGATCCATTGATCTTTAAGTAATCAACTGAAATGATCGGTACTCCAAAAAATAAAGTATCGGAATCATTACCATCAATAACCAATGTGATCGTCTGAGATTCAAACCACTGACGGCAAACCCTCTCAAGTATTGATTGCCAAGTTCGAATATAGCTGGCTACTTTGGCATCAGATGCGATAGATACAGTAATACCTTCGTCCCGAATTTGCTGTACTGTAACATAATCACTCAAGTTTATTACCTAACCTTGTGTCTTTCTAATAACGGATCAAAACGCCGATGTCCAAATTTAACAAGATGTACTCTCACCGTAGCAAGTGGATCTCGGTGCACCATTACACTGAGCCGAACATCGTCCGCAAAGCAGATCAATCGCTCCCCACCCTTGATCTTTCCATTCCCATCTCGCGGTATGTTTTCGGCTTGTAGAATTACATTCTTGAATTTTTGAGGACGCGGAAGTGAGAGGTAAACTCCATTTTGTTGTATAACTGTTAGCCCTGAAATTTTTTCTCTGAACTCTAAATTGCGTAGCCGATTCAACCATGACTTAGCTTGCTCCTCATTTTCCAAATTAATCTTAGAGGTTAAGCCGTCGGAGGTATGAACCAAAAGCAATTTGTTCGACCTCCACTTAGTTCTCTTCCTATAAGAAACAGAGCCAAAGCAAACTCAATCGGCTCCATCCTCCCGCGATTTCTTCCGTTTTCCAGCCCCTCTCCACTTTACTTTTGGTATCTCCTCAGATACAGATTTTTCATATTTCTGTGATACTGACTTTGTCACAAAGGGAGGAGCTGAGGCTGCAGTTGGTTTGGGTTCTTGTGCACTATTCAAAACAGTTAGTTGCTTTGCCAACTCCGGATGTTTTTTACGAATATGTTCAAGCTCCGACACAGTAATCGTTTTAGCTGCACCAGGACGAAAGTGCAATGAACCAATAACCGAACGTTCGACATCCGATCCAAAGTCGTCTGGAAAGTAAATCGTCGAGCTAGAAGCCAGTAATACCAAAACTGTAGACATTGTATTTTGCCCTCTTATCCCTTACGAGAGGGACGCCCGCGTTTTCGCTTTATAGTTTCTGCCTTCTTTGAATCCAGCATTTTATCTGAAGAGCTTTTGAATTTTGCTAGCTCTTGCTCTATACTAGGCATTTTAGATTCAGCTTGTGGATCAGTTGTATTTTCAGTTACAACACGAGCAACTGAACTTTTGACTTCCTCTTTTAAATCGGTTACGCAAAATCTCGAATTGGAACGACAAAACTCAATAACCGAGGATTTAGTCAAAACTTGTGGAACTCCACACACGAATTTAACACCTTGAGTGGTCACATAACTGCTTCCTTCCCTTAGTTCAACTCTGGCACGTGCCATTTCAGTTCCTCCAATCAACTACAAAGAAGAAAAACAACTATGCTAGATGCTCTGACCTACATTTATCCCCTTAACAAGCGCAGTGTCTTCTTCGAATTCAACTGCGACAGATGCATGAATAGCATATTGGTCAGTCCGTTTGTATATAGAGCGGTCGCGCTCTATGGCGATGGACGTATTTATCCCAACAATGTAGTTCAAATAATGAGTTAAAATAATCTGCGGGTTTGAATCGTAAGTCACTTTGACTGTATCGCCATCTCCAATTGCGCTACCACCACCAGATCGTGCGACCGTACCGTTAGTGTAATCCACCACATAATCTGTCGTTTCTGTATACGCTGATTCTGGTGTGGTATTAAGTGTTGAGGTTGTAACAATCACACTGGCGATAGGAGCATACCGAAGAGATGCCGCAACGGTACCATTCAATACAACATGTTGAGTTATTCGCGGTAAGAAATCCCACAATGGCACTTCAACGATTTTAACACCAAATGGCGTATGAGCTGCACCTTCAGCAGATGCGTCACCTAGCGGAGTCGCTCGAGTTGCTAGCTTTTCGATATATAGCTGCGCGAGATCAGACGACATGAAAAACCGTAAGTCCCTTTTATTCCGTCTAAACTTCGTTGGCATGGCTCGCAGCATATTGCCGAGAACCGTAAGCCCGATGTTGGCACCCTCGGCATCGTAAACATTACCACTGTCAGCAAGACGTATCCAACCATCTGACAATGCTAGATAGCTGTCCTTTCTATACTTTGACGTATCTCCACCATCTATATAATCACTTTCCAAGGCAGCAGCACCAACCGTATCGCCGTTAATGTATAGCTCTTCGAGATCATTTCCAAACTGTTTGGAAAACATACGGATTACATGCTCATCAACATTTTCCTCAATGCTTCGTTCCTTAAAGAGATCACCGATTTCAATTGGCACCATAACTGCCTTTGGTGTCAATGTAACCTTTGACGCTGTGACGCCACGCCGCACACCTGGATCTTGCGCTTCTGTATGCGGTAGAGCCGCACGTCGACCGATAGAAAGTTTGTCAATCTCGAGAGTTTCGTTACGAAAACGTTCAATCCTCGCGTTATTCTGTAGAGTGGTTTCATCGATTACATAGTCAATAAATTTGTCAGCTTGTTTCGGATTCAACTTACCAGATATTACCAGACTATCAAGCAGTATCATTGACTTACGTACCAGTTCTTCATTTGAAATACCTGCCATGGTTCTTACCTCCTTTATTTGTCATTCAAAAAAAAAGTTTATTTACATGTTCCATTTATCTACTGAATAATTGGATACCAGAAACCTTTCTGCACCTCTCGATTTCTAGTTGTTTCGTCGTCGTTGACTGAAGGAGCTTGTCGCGTCTTCTCGATTTCTTCTAATCGCTTAGTAAGATCTTCAACCAACATCTTAAGATCGTCGGTAGCAACTTTATTAGTAGCAACTACAGAATCGCCTTGACTTTTTTGAGTACTAGCCATCTGTAATCCTTCCTGACTCGATTCCAGCGCCTTCAACGCACCGGTAAGTGCTTTCAGCGTGTCTCCATCTCCGATCTCACCGATCAGCTTTACCAATTGCATAGTCACATCTTTTAGCGCAGTAGTCCGCGAAGCTGTAAATCTCTTCCCCTTGGTTACTGCTAAACCATCAACAATAACAGTCCCATCATCCATCACTTGAACAGCGGGTCGTTCTGACTCAGTATCATCCGTCGATTTTACATTAGACTTTGATACGATCCGCTCGGGAAGCGGGTATGGATATTCTCCAGCAACAACTTGGCCGAGAAACTTAAGCACTCGTTTAGTAGCGTTTTGAATATCAACCGGGACAGATTTTTCAATTTCAATACTCTCCACACCATCTACTGACTTGCTTACCGGATATGGAAATCCGCTTGCCATCTCCAAAAATTGAGATAGCTGATCAATAGCCACAACCGAATCCTGAGACAAAGACTTTTTTGCTTCCTCTACCGAGAGAATTTCTTCAGCTTTAGCCACAGGTTTTGGATACGGATATTTGCCACCTACAATTTTCCCAAGAAATGTCAAAACACGTGCAATTGCGTTTCCTGGCGCTCCTGCCATCTTCGACATACGCTTCATCCATTTAGCAACTTCACTTATCGCGTTAGCTAGATCCTGCGGTAACTTCTTTGTAACGGTGTCTATGTCTGATTCCCAAAACTGACTCAATTCAGCTTCGGTCTTAGGCAATACCTTCTCCACCTCTGCGACCCCGGTATAAAACTTGTCAAAGATTCCATCAGATAGACCAGCATTACCTTGGATACCTTCTTGTTCAAATACACCCATTTTCTTATCCTCCTTGAAACGTTTGATAATTAGAAACTTTCTAAGATTCGCCGCTTGATCAACTAACGACACTTCTCGTACATCCACGTCTAAAATTCTTCTTGGGTTTTCCTCCGAACGATTCATCAGCAAACTCAAATCTCCAAAACAAAAAAAAAGCCCGCGTGGCTAAAAAAACCACTCGGGCTCGGTTGTTCCGATACTCGGAATACTCTATTTCTGATAGGCTAGTCTTACTTGATTACGGTGTCAAGAGTTTCGATTTTAAAACTAGTTGTCTCCGTAATGTGTACGACCTTCCCACTTTCAAATTTCAAAAGAACTTGACCAAAAAAGCAATTACGACTAAGCTTTTCAACATATCGACAAATAGACTCTACTTGATCTAATTGTGCCAAGGTAGAGTTTGAATTGTCAAGTGTTTTATTACAATGTTGTCTCACAATACCGTCGCGGTACCACCAATTGAAAATCCAGTTATATCACCCGACTTAACTCTTTTCCATAATGCGTCATCTATAATCTTGTTCGTCATCAACCAAGTACCTTGTTTCACTCTCTGCGAACCGAGTTTAAGATCCACCGGAGCAATCCAACTTTCAACCAGCTCAATTCCATTTTCGCCAAATATCTCATGAAGTAACCCAAGCTGAGTGGCACGATTATATCGAGCTAGAAATGTATGAGCCGCACGTTCGATAGCCTCAGCGCTAATTATATCACCCTGTGCATCAATTACATTTGGTTCAAGTACAACTCCGGTAACAAGTTGTTTTTCCTTGTTGACTTTAGTAATTGGCATGTGAAAAGCAATTTCTGTCTGAAATTCATCTACTATCTTATCGAAATCCTTTTTGACTTCAGGTCCCGATTTCGAACGAGACCATAACCAATCATCATTACTACGCTTGGCTTGATATAGCCCTTTTAGCTTTTCACCCTTCAACTGCACCTTAATAAACTCATTACTATACGAAAAGACCGACGCCTTGCCACTGTCCAAGATTTCGATATTTGAAGGCGTTGTCTTCGTTGGATTAAGATAATGACTAGGTTTGATTGGCCCCGCAAGATTCATTGACTCCTTGTGAGGATCTTCAGTCACTCGTGTTGCTAACTGCTTGTTATCTAGCGGATTGAGATACATTTCAAGTACTATGAGATCAGGTCGACCAACATCTAGACGTAACTGCCAAAGTGTTCGCGAAGGTCCTACCCGTATCTGTATCGGGCCACGCCACGTCTGCTCCTGAAGAACAAACTTAGCATCCAACATAGAAGTCTTTGTTACTTCTCGCTTGTACGGTGCTGTATAATCGATTTCTACGTTTTTCGTTTTAACTGCCCAGTATAAACCATCTCGAACTTGCTTAGCTGTAGCCACTGTTTTTTTCTTCCAGTAATGATACTCAATCGGGATTTGCTCACGAACAGCTTTTGGCAAAGCAGAAACACCCACTGGAGGCATCCAACCTTTTTTGACTGCATCCTTATCCAGTACATATGGTGTTTGGTCATCTGGCCTGATACACAGCCAGACTGGTCCAGGTAGTTCAGACTCTTCAGATGGAGGCAAAATAGCTTTTGAGATCTGAGGTACACAATCCTTTTTGTGAACATCTGCCCATTTTTTGGGAGCTTCTCCAATCGTAATCCCTTTTTCTCCAACAATTTCAAGCCAGTTCTCTTTGTTCCTGTCTTTAAAATCCTGTTTCCACTTAACAAAGTGCTCTTTACAAAACCAAGCTCGACCGCGCCCATCAGCCCAGAGGACATCGATCTCTGGTGCCCGCTTACAACCATCATACATACACTGTTTACGCGACGGCTTTGACTTTGCTACTTCTAACTGCCAAGACTGCATTACCCTATCTACAATTTCATTTTTTAAATTGTCAGGCAGAACCTCAAGATCTTTTTTCAATCGAAGCTGTCGAAAAATAACTCGATAGTTGAGAGCCTCACCGTGGAAAAAATATTCGTGAAACCAACTCTTTTGTGACCCGTACTCGGTCTTACCTCTGTCAACGATCTGAAATACACCAGGAAAATGGCGTGTTCCACCTATTGGTGGTGGTTTACCCAGCTCTGGCTTTTTCGTAACTCCTTCAACATCCTTCCATGCTATTGGCTCTGGACTTTTTCTAATAGCTTGTATGCTAGTTCTTACAGGTTTTTCTACTCCACGCTTGGCTCGCTTTGCCCACTCCCCGGTGTCCCAGTTGATTTTACTAATCTTATCCATGCGAGTACGACTAAGCTGTCGAGCTTCAGAAAGCGTTATTATCGGTTCTTTGATTGCGTCTTTAATACCTGTCAACAACGTCCAACCTATTAGCAACTTTTTTGGACGAAGCACAATTCGTAGATCCGAATGCAGTCCTCTTCCGCGTATATGATGCTGTACTGCATAATCGTAAGGACCTTCTTCCTCTGGCGGTATCTCCATATAGGGATCGGCTTGCTTTTCAACCGTGCGAGTTGGCAAATATTCGATGTTGCCTTCCTCATCGATTTTCTTAACTTGTAAAACTAGATTGCGCTTAGCACGGGTAGCAGCACTGTCAATCGTATCAGCTTTGTCTGTCCAAGGACCGATAACTCGCGGAACCCAGACAGACATTCGCTCGCCTTTTGGGGTAACTTCAATATTAATTGTTTCACCTTCAATTAAAATAGAATCGCCTTCGTCAAAATCCAGTTTAGTAGCAAATGTATCTCCTACTGGGACAATCGTCTTGTCTTTGATATCAACAGTCTCCACTGGCTTACCTGAAGGTAACACCCCCCACTGGTATACCCAGATACCACCTTTGGTTTTCTCACGACCAATGACAATTCCGCGCACGGTACTGGAGTTATGGTACTTGACCCACAAATCTAGCGCCACTTCTTTTAATGGATATGGACTATCTATTTGCTTACAGACTACGCCCTCTGAACCAGGTAGCTCTCTAATCTTACGTACAATCTTTTCTAACTCTTCTAGATCATGCGCTATAGCTCCTGGTACGACATTAAGCCTATGCTTTAGATCTGGTACACCCATGGTAGATTGTTTAATGTCTAGCTTTTCCAAGACTTCCAGCCGCTGTTGAACAGGCCAGTTATGAATATCGCCATCCTTGTCATGATAAAGCACATCAAATATATTAGTTATAATATCAGTGTCATTTGGTTCATCCTTGGAATGCAAATAACCAGCTATCGCCTCACGTGGTAGATGCTGACGGCCTTGCCATAATTCGATTTCGCAGTCGAAGACTAGCTTATCAACTTTGAGATTACTGATTTCTTCGATGGTCTGTGGCAACCGCGCTACATTATCTTCGCCATTTTCAGAGATGATTTTAATCTTATTACCATCCTTGTGCACTTGGTGACGGGCTCCATCATATTTCTTTTGTACGAAGGCTGGTAGCCAGATTTCGGCCCGCTCACGATACAACGACAAAAATCGCCTTAGCGTTTGTAGCTCATAAGGAAACGCAGGTCGGGTTGGCTTCGGCATGTAGAAAAATTCGCCAAGAGTAAGCTTGTCATGTTTTTCAGCACGTTCAGCTTGTTTTTCGAAATCTGAAGATACAACTCGAGTTTCATATTTTTCAACTAATTCCATACCCATCAATTTGATTTCGTTCTTGGGGTTGATACGCTCAAATGTTAAATCATAAAGCGGTACATTATTTGTCATAGGCCCATGGAAATTATCGTAGTGAATTTCAAGTCGCTCAGCCAAATCTGAGGGTAAAGCTCGACCGAGTCTGAAATGAATTACATGCTTAAAGCTCTCCGGTAGATCTTCAGTATCCTTAACCAAGATATCAATATCACCCTTGGTCTTACCCCTATTGGCTAACCCACCAACGAGATAAACGTAAGGTTGTTTAGTTTTAAAAGTCTTGAAGTGCTTTAAAACATCCGTCAGCGAGATCTCCTCACCTCGCTCAACTCCCGAGGCGTTGATCCATGCGTACTCTCTTTTCTCTATTTTTTGCCACGGCGGCTTATCGTAATCTGGTTGCTTTTCCGCATACCGCTCAAAGTCTCCCGATACATCGTCTAGCCCATCTCCTGGTGGAGATGGATGAACGATCTCTCGGTCGTATAGTTCATCAACCACAAGAGCATGCAGGTTTACAATCTCTTCTTTAGTTATACCCTCCGGCCCTCGGGGACCGAGTTCGATCTTTGCTTCGAAAAGCTCATGTAGTCGCCAGTGCAACTCAATTAACTCAGTGTTAGTCTTGCCTATTACATCTATATCCGGAGCAACTATAACCCGCCTAATCATAACTTCAGGCAACTTTACCTCACGCGCTACACGTTCCCAAAACTCACGGACAAATGGCTTCATGTCCTTTGGACTAAATCGCATAGTTTCAGGACCACGCCGAGCTGCCTCTTCTAGTATTTTACGTAACAGTAACTCAAGTGTCTCTAGATCGTATTTAAATCCCTCAGGGTTTTTCTTCCACGTAGTATACCACGCAAGAGTCAAACGATGGTCATCTCTAAGCACTTCATCACTTATTTTACTAGGATCATAGGTCTTAGGATCACGGATTTTCTCAACACCAAAATCCAACTCATGTATTTCAGAGTGTGCCAATTCCACCTGGTCAATTACAAACTCTGAATTCAACTTGGGCAGATTTTCACATCTTCCTCCAAATGAAAGATATGCAATAGTAGCATGTGGTATGAACCCATGACTTTGATCTTCTTCCTGAAGCCCTGCTTCGACTACTGCACCTTTTATCGCGGTGTATACATCAGATAAATCAGGAGCATCCAATAAAACAACAAGTGCTGTACATGGTTTACCATCTTTACTAGCTCCGTCAAAATACCCCCAGCCCTGAATTTTTGCGCTGATAGGCAAGAATTTGGACAGTGTTTTTTGCGCTACAGCTTGCGCCTTCTTCGCGTCAGCTTCAGAAAAACCGTTATCTCCACCACGAAGATAAAGCAAAGTTACATGATCAACATCTTCAACTTTGGCACCTGTCTTACTAGCATACTTCTGTGAGATTTCCGTTAGCGTATTACGTACTGACTCGGGTAACCGAATATAGAAAAATAAGTCTTTAGGATTTGTTTTGATTTGCTTTTTTATCTTCACATCGTGTACAACTACCTGCGGATCAGGCCCAACATTCGTTTCTTGTGGCTGATCGAATTTTTCTACAACTTTAACCGGCCATGCGTAAAATGGTCCGTTTTCCCAGCGGGGTTGCTTACTCATCCATTTGGCACGAAGGTCCATATTAATCAGGTGTTCATCCTCAGTCTGTTGCAACTCAGCTAGACTCATCTCGGTTAACTTGCCTAAAGCAACTATACCCAAGGCTTTTTGTTCATTAATCAACAGGTAGACTCTATCACTGATTTCAAACGGCCGCGTTTTTACAATTATTGATTTTTTACCATCAATTACAGCCTCAGCCATACTAGTAGGGGTAATGATCAAACCATTAGGTGGCAAGTCTGACTCAGCTTGTTTGATATTACTATTTACCCAAGTTAGTTCAATCGAACCCTTTTCTTCTTCTGGCAGTATGCCGCTCTCGCCAAACTGCTGTGATGGATACAGCTTACCACTTTCTTCCAGCTCGTTAATACCAATAGCTTTGGTAATAGGTACCGTTCGATTAAATGGATCCATAGCGCGTCTTGGCAGTCGCTTTCGCATAATCATTCCCCAATTTATAATCTCTTGATTTTCATCCTTAAGCAAACTCTCTTAACTTCTTTTTAAGATCATCCTCAATCAACCACTGTACCTTTTTGGTCAATTTTTTGACATCTTCAACCATCATACCAGCTGTCAGTTCCGAAGGCAAAGTTATACTTTCTACATAGCGCTCTAGATATTTGTCAGCTGATATCGCGCTATCAGCCCTACCTCGTAGCTTTATCGATGCTTCGGCCGCAACCTCACGCGCTCCGAGACCTCTAGTATGTTTAGACCATTTCTTGTAAGATTCAGATCCACGCAACACATTGTCCATTGCCTTTTGAACAGAGTTAACAATAGCAGCCGTAAACACCATATTAGATCGGTTCTTGACTTGATGCCACTGCAATCCAAAAGTGTCCTTTAGAATTTTCTCAGTGGCCAACTGCACCGTTCCTTCTTCTAACATCGACCCTATGCCCACTAACGCTTTATCGGTAGCAGGCGCGTGCGCACGCATCGTCTGACGAATAATGGTAGACATTCCGCTGATAGACTTAGTATCAATCTTGCCTTTTAAAAACCTAGCAGCGTCTTTCCTAGACTGATCTGATATGTCAATCCTTCCAGTAGACATCACGTAAAAACCAGCGTCTTCTTCAAATTCTTTGGATACGACTATGTCAGCCGCTTCGTCTAAATTGTCAACGATTGGTCGGCTAATCATACCCCGCTCAGCCGCAATAGCGTTTAGCTCCCGACGTGCGCTTACTTGAGCACTAGGCCTAAGAGCAATTCCTTTCTGTGGCCCTTTTTTTGCTGTACTTAGCAGATAAGTTGCCAGCAAAGCAGCACCAAAATATTGATCTGGTCTCGTTTTATGTGAAGGCACTTTGGGAAACTCTCGTGGTCGTTGTCCTTTAGGTAATTTTGGTCGGGGAGGTATAGGTACACCGGGAGGTCTTGGCAAAGGTGCCGGCGCGTAAGTCTCAAAAGAGGCGGCTTCCGTAGAAACATCAACAGTACAACGACAACGGTAATGAAATGGTGGCAAAGAAAACCCAGCATCCGCAAGCTTTCCCGCGTCGTCCGGACCAACTGGACCAGCTTTTGGAGAAACTGCTTGCAATCTACTCAGGTTAGTCCACGGGTGCACACTTTTTATATCTTGCGGAGTCTTAGCACCAAGCTCCGCGTTAAGTTGACGCGAGCCGTGATCGATAGCAAAAACCTTGCCATCCATGTGTAGACAGACTTCGCACGTCCGACGATCAACCGTAGCGTTGATATAGTACTTGGTAACACCCAGGTCTATAAACGACCTCATCTGTCCATGAGTTCTTCCTACAGTAGCAGCGTTTGCGGCAAGTCCCTCAAAGTACTGTCGAGATGTCCCATGAAACCCTCCTGGAGTTCGAACATGGCTAAGCTCATCCTTAATGCGTTCGCTCATAAGCTTGCCGGCAGCTACCTGATCGGTACCAGCTTCAATCATGGTTTCCTTTGCCGTCTTAGCAATAGATTCAGAAAGGTTTTTCGAATAATGTTTGCCAACCCAAAAAATCTGCTGTTCTGCAATTGCCTTCACCGCAGATTCGTCCACCAAGTCAAAAGTCGGTAACAACTGTGCAAATCGCCGCTTGGCTTTTTTTAGCTCTGAAAAACTTGGTGCCGAGTAAGATAATAGCGCAGTGGTTTCCCTGTTCGCTTTTCGCCACCCAGCCTTACGAGCTAATTGATAAATATGCTTGGTATCTTTTTCTACTCTTGGGACTACATCACGGGTCCACTTCAACATTTCTCTTTCGACAACTTTAGAAATATCCTTCGCAGGTTTGAGTCGTCGAGCTAAACTACTAGCCCTATCTACCGCGGTACGTACCCGCTTGTTCCATGTGGTATCAAGATACTGACGAAGTAGTAGCTCTATTCGAGCTATTTGAGCAACCTCAGAAATGCCTATCGTCTTAGCCACTAGTTCATCAACAGCAGTCAGCCCCTCTAGCCATATGTTAGCGACAGACTGACCCACTATGTTATTCCTCAGTATATACTTCACTACGCCACTGTTTCTCAAGCTGGTTACGCAAACCAATCAACCGATCTACAAGATCAGCATCAGTTATACCTTGCTCGAACAATGGTATGTCAGATCCAGTAAGTTGCTCAATCATTTTAAGTGCAGTTACGGTTTGTCCAGGTTCCACGGGAGATGCAAGATTTTTAACGGCCTCGGCCATTGTCTCACTAAAAGGCCTATCCGCTGGAAAGTCATCCGGAAAAGGCGGTAGTTCAGTTCCAAGTATATCTTCGAGCAAAATTCTTGCTATTCGCGGTGTCATTCCACCAGTCTTTTCAGCACCAGCAAGTATACGCACAAGCTCGGTATTGTCTGTTGTGTTTGGCGAGTTACTTTTAAATTTATGGTAGCGCACACCCATAACGGGAAATAATCGTCTATTTATCAAAGAATCAAATTCATCACGCTCAGGTGAAAAAATCTGTTCATCGGCTATACGCCGGGAGGTCTCAGCCACAGCACGATTGTATGCTTCGGCTTGCCCAACCAGCACTGGCGGAATCCGGAATGCTCGTCTTATTTTTTCTCTATTGTGTGCGCTATAGTTTTGAAACAAAGCGTCCTTATGCTGCTCTGAAGCTAGTGGCTTCACATCGAGTTTTGCGTGTCCTGGAGATTCGCCTTCAATGTCGGGCGATTCGGCTTCAATAACGACAAACTTTGAGTAGTTGTCAGAACCTTGCACCCGAGTAGCTACAAATTCCGTCAATCGATCTATAGTAGCCTGAGTTAACTGTCCGTTGCTAACCAGCAATAGCATAGAAGGTACATTATTATTACGGAAAGTCGTATAGTTAATTTCTTCAGATGCACGATCCCCATATACAGAGAGAAGATTTCCAATAATTCTTGGTAAGCCATAAGGACTTCTGGGCGAATACAACCTCATGTGGACAATTTCATTCGCCCTACGCTCTTCTGGTAGTTTGTAAATATCTGCGCCCGTTACTTCCTCTCCAGTTTCGTTATTGTAAATCCGTGGGTCGCCAAACTCTTTAAACCAACGTTTTTCCAACGAGCCAGACATTGACCGAATTCCTATAGATGTCATCCATGTTTGTACGTAGCTTCGAAAACGCTTCCATACCGGAACGTTTTCAATCTCCACAACTCCATCATCAAGCAAACGATAGATTGGTAGAGATACCTTTATTGGATCTCGATCTAATTTTGATAGATATACCTGATATGATGGTAGATGATTAAATCCTTGGATATCACCTCGTGCATTACGAATAACTTCAAACTCCGCATTGCCGGTAGTTTCCAAGTCAACTCGCAATTTCCGACGAAACATAACAAACGAATCATCAATACTGGCATAAAGAAAAAAGTTTTCCAACCACAATCGCTCTTTCTCAATCTCTATTTTCAAATCACCTGTAATTTTCTCGGGTCTTACTCGTGACACTAACCGATGCCCAAATCCCTCTATGTTTATCTCCATCGCCGAAATGCACGGTGTGAGTTCCGAATTCATCTCTGGCAACGTTGCTAACTGTAAAAGATCAAACGGCGGCTCGATAATATCACCAGCCTTGATCAGCCCTTGAATATAGTCTTCCGGCAACTCCTTCGATTTGCCAGGCTCGGATCGAGATTCATCAGCTTTCGTAAGAGGAAACACCATTGCACGTATTTTCGTCAGATTGCGTTTACTTTCCGAAATAAAATCCCTAACTTGTTCTCTGGCTTCGTTCATTGCTCACACCTCCACACGGGCGCTATATCAATCCTGGCTCAGTTGCTCTAACCTGTCTACGTTTTCTTTTCTTTCGGCTTGCGCGTATTGCTAAATCAAAAGCGTCCAGCCCATCTCTATATCGGTATCCAGGAAAAAGTACAAACTGATCAATCAGCGTTTCCATGTTTTTACGAAAAAATATTCGCTTATCCTCGAATCTCGGAGTTAGTTTTAATGCACGAGTCATTTTATCCTTGTCCGTATGAATTGGAATAAACCGATAATTTTTGTCTCGATGTTTTATCTCTTGGTAGAAAGCCCGCTGATAAGCATTAGACTCTACCGCCGCGCGAATAGGATCATGACGTTCGTACATCGACAATGCTTTGTCAATTTGCCTCGGAAACGTAATATGCCCAAGATAAAAATCCAAGACGTACACATTTTCTGATTTATCTATTCCGATTACAACCGTTGCAAATTGAGCGCTATCACGGGTTTCCTTTTCGCTAACTGCCAGATCAGTACCCTGATAAACCCGCAAACCAGTAGGAAGCTTATTATCATCAATGATTTGGCAATCGTCATATTGAAAAACTTCACCCTTCATCGCTTCGGTATCACAGAGAAACTGACAATTAAATATCACAACGCCCGACTTCCGCTTCTTTGCTTCAAACCATTTAGGCGGATGCCTCTCTGGCCAAGGACTTTTACCTGACCAGTCTAACGCGGGAAATATCTGATGACTTTTTGCTAACTCGTTTGCCATCAAGCTACCATACAAATCGTCAAAATGATATCGAGTACCTACCATATGATGCTCACCGCGATGAGGTATATCTGGATCTGGAGCTTCCAAACATGGGTCAAGCGTCTGATAAAACCAAGATCGCATCTTGTCGCGCATGTACTTAGTTCGACTATTTTCCTCATCGACAAGATCATCACTTAGTATAATGTCTGCATGATGAGATGCTAACGTGGCATCTATTGCACCACAACACATTACAGACGGTTGCTTATCTGTACTAGTACGTGGCACGATCTCGATTTCTATCTCGTCCCATTTGGCAACCTTGCGTGGATCATAAAACTCGCCAAAAATCTCAATCAACCGCTGATTGCTTTCGAAGTGCGCCTTGATTTCTCGTAGAAACCCCTTGGCGTTCCCGGTAGTCTTACTGGCTAATATAATTCTAAGATTCGGATCTTTTAATAAGTAATGAATAGTCTTTGCTATTGTCAACAATGTTGATTTCCCAGATCCCCTATATGCAAGTTGCAGCGTATGTGGTTCATAAAATTGAAATAACAGCATTGACATGTGAAACGGCTTAACTTCATAACCAAGTACTTGCGTTGCCAACAAGTCAATCCGATCATGTTCTAAGATCGCCCTGCGCAAAACTTCATTATAAATAGTTCGATAATGCTTGAATAAATTTAGTAGGTCGTCTCTACTTGCGGTATCCAGGGCAGTAGGATCGCCCTCGAGCAGAGGTATTGCCAACTCTGGCATATCGACCTACTTTCGCAGCTCTTCAAAACCGGAAACATAGACCCAACACTCTTGCCCCGTCGTAACGCCCGATGGCACCGCAACAAACATCTGCCGACCGTTACATTCGACAGTAACTTCATACGATTTTCCAACGCCTTTGCTTGCAAAGGATAACACCATATGAGAGTCAATAAACTCATTTTTTTTTGGTGACCAAAACTGAATCTTGATCGCGGGATCAGCAGCCGCGTCCGGTACTACCTGAATATTAGCAAAGCGGTAACTTAACATATTAATCCCACTTTGTAACCGTGATTCTGGTAACGTATCACTTGCGCCAGTTAGATATCGATGCAATACGTAGTCTGGCGCATGACTCGGCGAGCGTTTGGTTTCCTCAGACATTATTACAGCCCTCCACGGGAAATATATATAGAAAGATTGGTAGCTCTTGTTAGACAGGGGAAAAGATGGAAACAAACCTGTCTAAGACAAAAATCAAGAGCCACCAATCTACCAACTATTCGTGAGCTTCGTAATAACAAAGCTCTCCACTAACGTTTACATCAGTATCTGCACCAATCGAAAACCCATTTGCCCGAGGTGTAATTCCAAGACTCGTAAGAACAGAAATCGTTCCGTCAATTGCGGTCTTAACTCCATGTGCGTCAGCCATTCCGCGAAACCACTCTAGACGCACTAACCCACTAGCATTTACGTTTGTTACTCGAACTAACTTCGGTCGAAAGCCAACTGTATCAACATTGATCGTTGATCCAGTACCATAAACTCCCCCAACCATTGTTCTATTGACTCCGGAAGACATGTGATACCTCCTTTTTTTTGTTTTTAAACTATTCGTGAGCTTCGTAATAACAAAGCTCTCCAGTAACGTTCATGTCACTATCAGCACCAAATGCGAATCCATTTGTTCGTGGAGTAATTCCGTTGCTGGTAACCACCGAAATCGTTCCGTTGGTTACAGTTTTGATCGCGGAATCGTCAGCCATTCCGCGAAACCACTCAAATCGGCACTTACCACCACTTGCCACATTTACTATACGAACCAGCTTTGGCTTAAAACCCACCGTATCAACGTTGAGATCTGCACTAGCTCCATAAAATCCCTTTACCGCAACTCTATTGACTCCTGAAGACATTTCAACCTCCCGATTCTTTTCTGTTAACTTAGGCTAACAGATGCAGGCTTTAAGCCTGGGTGAATCTACCAAAGCGCGAAGAAAAATTCCCCGCGCGCCGTTTATATCTCTATCGATCCTTACTCTATTTACAATAATAGTTTTTCTCCCACCCAGCTTATAGTTTATCTTGCCAGTCCAGTTGTTAGTTTTACTTGTATACGTTTCGTTCACGTCCAGTATGATCTTCCTACACTCAAAAACTTTGTTTTATAAACCTTATTTATTTTAACTTATCATATCTACTTTATTCCGTATACGTCAAGTCAACCCCGTTATTCGTGTTTAATTTCCACTAGTTGACTAAGCAACCCCGACACACTTTTCAAACTTCCTTCTACTCGCGCACCCACACCTCGGATTTCGCTTACCATCTCATATTGGGATTCCCTGATTAATTCCATCTGCTTTTTGATGTCATTATGTTCTGCCTCGTGACCACGACGGTACTCACTAAACTGGGGCACACTAATAAACTGGGCCAATGCATCTAGGAATGTCTTGTGCAGTTGCTCAATTTCTAATTTTAGACGCTGCATGGTTTCTGCCCCATTGGCTAGTCGACGTTCTCTCGCCTCGTCTAGTCTATGACGCGCATGAATACGCTCCTTGGTAAACCACCACAACAAAGAAGCAAGTACGAAAATAATCACCCCAGAAATAATCAGCGAGAATATCAGTAAGGGCAATCCACCTTCAGCTGCGATATTAGCTGCGGAAGTAACCGGTCCCATTAGAACCCCTTCTCAATAAGGTGATTGAGTAAAATTTTTGCAAGCCTCGAACCCTTTTTGAGGCCAAGCAATCGAATAAGGCGAAATCGAGATCGCTTCACCAACAAAATACCCATCAAGAAAAACTGCTGCACTTTGGTGACCGACATGCAGTTCATCACTTTGTGTATTCATCTGGCCGGTACTACCCCCACCTGAACTCGGACTGGCAATACTATACCAAGTCGAGTTACTGGTTTCGTACCAACGCGCTTTGAGATTTGACGGACTAGCATTGTCCGTACAGGCTTCCAAGAACTTCCTTGTACCTGCCACCCACGTCGAGGGCGTAATGGCTTGATAAATAGACTTCCACGCTGCGGCACCTGTAGTAACAGCAAAGGAAATATTGTTCGATCCATCATTGGTTATAAAAGACCAATACTGATCGCTCACCGTACCAGAGGTCAATGCACGATGTACCGTACCGTCAGTTGTATAATCAGTATAGACACAGGCTGACACACAGAACCCATCCTCATACCCGTATTTCTGTTCAGTCTCAATAAAATCGCTTAGTGGGTTGTGTATTATATAATTTCTGGCATTAAATATTGTCGTACCCGCCCCTGAATTATGTACCCACGGCTTACGATACGAACTCGCCTTGAGCGAAATAGCATCATAGATAGCAGAACCACCTGATGTCTGTCTAACTCTCAGTTTCAGACTGTTAATCCCGACCGCCGTTGTTTTAGTATCACCAGCCTCAGCCCATACAGAACTTGTACTTCCAGTAACTATCTCGACTGTAGACTGTTGGCCAGTAGTGCAATCAGCACTTGTATATGGATCATACTCGATAATATACAATGGATCCCCTGTTATGCTCTTTGCGTCTACGAATACATAGTAGGCAGTAGATGCAGATACGCCAATGCAAGAAGAAGTCAACGAGACATCAGCCCCAGTTCTCTTCATGCGAGCAGATACGTTACCATGCTTTGTGGCTGCCCGATATGCAGTAACCGCACCGATTTTAGTCCAACCAGTAAAAGTTGGACTGGAATCGTCGCCAACAACAATTTCATAACTATTATACGGAATCAGCTCTTCACCTTGTGAAAATACCGCTATAACCCCTGTTCCCTCAGCCTGGCATGCATTCGGCGTCCCGTCTCGACATACCTGAGTACTGCACGTCGCGTGCGAAGCGGCCTGCGAACAGGTATCTACGTAGAAACCATCTCCGTGACTATTATTTTGGAAATATGGAGAAATGAATTTATTTGCTTGTACAGAGGAAAGTACACCACACCAGAATGTACAAGAAGCAAATAGAGAAGAAAAATGTTGACCCCCAACCCCCCCTCCACTTGCTCCTATATTTAGTTCTACCGGATCATTTTTTATCGGGCCTTCTCCTGTATTAGTTGATGCAGTAGCTTCGTAATTTGCGTATAAATAAACGTCAGATACAGCATCTCCCTTAAACTCATAAGTTCCAACAAAAGATGTTAGGGTATCATTAACTAAAAAATTAGCAATCGTAATAGAATCTGCTGCGCCAGTTGTATCCTGCCAATAAAAACGTACGCTATTGCCAGTAAGATTATATATTACCCAATCATTAGCAGTACTTGGGTCCAGTTTTGCAAATATATAACCGGGATCAGTATTATCCCTAGTTACAAATCTACAACCAACACTAAAACTTCCTCCCTGATCTGCACATCCAACAACTGGATCAAATGTATCATCGTCTGCTCTAAATAAATAATCGTTAATTCCATCCAAACTAGTTCCCCAACTTCCTACAGGCCCTGTTCCAACCCTTGGCAAAAGCATTTCAGCTTGTCCCCATTGTGAATCAGAGTTTACCGGCACCGACAACATGTTTCCCATCGCGCCCGTGATACTACAAGAATTCAATTCGTGCAGACCAACATAATCAACATAGACAGCAGTTCCGTCTGCGCTCCTCGCCGCAAGTGCAAAAATGTAACTGCTTTTGGTTGTAACACCAGTTGCAATAAAAGCTTGACTACACATCCACGAAGTTCCGATATTAGCAAAAGACATATCGGTAAGTGATCCGGTCCATGTATCAGTAGCGGGAGCATAAGACTCCGTAAATGTCGAGTTGCCCGCGTAAAACAAAAGGTCTTCCGTGCCATCTTGACCCTTGTAACAAAACGTCGCTAGGTAACATTTGTTAGCCTCGTAAGTCGCGGCATGATAAATAAGCGAATGCAAAAATCCCGTAGCATCTAGTTCTGCCGACGAGCCAAGACTATAAAGATATGTGGTCTCTTGATCGATGTCGCCGCCGGCGTAAGTACAATTGCACGTCCAATCGGTGGGACAGTCAGTACAACCACCCTCCGCACCGGACCAAATTTCAAAATCGTCATTTGCCAAGGACGAACCTTGGACACCAGGGTCAAGTCTCCACTCTTCCTTAATGTTCGAGCGGTCATAGTAGTCAGAGCGGCTGTAGTCGGCTGCCCCGTAGGAGTCTGCTTTGGATACTCGAGGTATTAAAAACAAACAAGCCCAAAGTACTATGACAACCAGAACATGCCAGTATCTTGCGAGCCACTTCATAGTCGACTCAATCATCGCTAGATTCATGGCCAAACCTCTTTCCCAGACCAAACATGAGGATTGCGAATTTTACAGTTGCCATCTACTGTACCGGCATAATTTTGTCCGAGTCTTATGTGGGTTCCGGTAGTATCGAACGTACCTGACCCGGAGTTTTCGATATAGGTCATTCCGGAGTTGCTGCCATTCAACCACATATCAATTCTCGAAAGATCTGAAAAATCAACAAAGAATCTAACTGTAAACCAGTTAGAAAAATCAATCGGATCAATAGCAGTATATACAAGATGATCAACATCGGCGTCGTCTCTGATACTACCGAATAAGCGTCCGGCTGCGGCAACGTACATATAAAATCTGTTTCTGGTTCCGGATGCGGTCCCAGAGTTGCCGCTAATTGATAATAGTATCCGTTCTTCACCTATATCTGCAGAACCTTCCCATAAACATTTAGCATCCAGTCGGACTGTTAGCTTATCTCGGTTAGTATTTGGCTCAAACTTATCAGGCAATACTCGCTGACTGGCATCCCCACCTGGATGCGGATCGAGTGTTACTGAATCTGCATTGCGCGTGACTGACGCTGTCGTTGTAGGGACAATAGAGGTAGGAAATGCACCTTTTTCAACTTGTGCCTGCCAGACATACGTATTAATCGTCGAACCATCACCGAGAAATTGATTATCACCGTCAGCCTCAGCTGAATAAACTAAAACGGTATGTTGTGCCGCAGTTCCAGTAAACACTATCCAACAGTGATAAAATCCATTCCACCCAGACTTCATTTTAGCTACTGCCCCTGCACCTACCGTTCCAACGAAACCATTTGCGATGTTAAAGTAAGCATATGCATTAGCAACTGTTGTATCCTGTAAGTACAACCAGTCTTGGTTGCCTGGTTTAGCTCGAACATGAAAGACATAGCTATCAACAGTAAGATCAATTTCGTTTTGAGCAACACCGTGTATATTCTCAACTGCAGCTCCAACGATACCATCTACAGTAGTTTGCCCATCTGGGGCCACTATAACATTAGTACTTACCGTAGCAAACCCAGTCGTCCACGTAGTTGAAAAATCCTGCGATTGGAAAACCAAATTTTGACCCTGAGATTCAATTAACAACGCTCCCCCACCCCCACCAACACGAGGCATATGTGGCGCGACTTCAGCCATGGTTTCATCTGCAAAAGCCGTGTAGGCCGTGGTCGCACGCCCGACAGCAAAAGCATTCGTTTGCATATTCGATGCTATCGCTAGTAATACTTCTCGTTCGTAAGCTAGTCTTTTTGCTGATAAAGCTTTAGCCCTGAGATGTATATAAGAGATATCCCCTGGAAATGGATAGGTCCCCGTAGTCTCGTACTCCGCAATTCTTAAGTTTCGAGCACCATCTATTCCATAAGTCGAAACATTTACAGGTGTACCTGCAACATTATTAACGTAAACCGTAGCATTGTTCCCAGACCTAACAACATGAACAACATCGTAATAGTCATCATGTGTTATACCTGTCGCACAAAGCTGGGCTGTAGCCTTGTTGAAACAAGCAGAAATAGCATTAGTTCCATACTGAATTCCAAAACCATCAGTATTAATAAGTCCATGCGAAAACATATAAGGAGAGGCAGGCCCACCTGTTTTGCGCATTGCAACAAGAGTGAGAGTAAAGTCACCATCAAAAACGTTCATGCTGTCGTGATGAGCTTTACTATCGTACTGGTCTATTCCGTTAAATTCTCTTGCCGCTACTCGATTCCCATCTACTCTTTGTCGATCAGATTTTGCTAATGTTGGCGCGTTTGTGGGTGTAAGATCCAAACGAGGTTTCGTTGTCGTTGTTGTCGTATGGTAGACACCAATCCCGCCATCTACGTCTTCGTCAACAAGCCAAGCACGGCCACCATACAGATCCTCCCCTGTACTCCAGGTCGAGTTTCCACCCAAAGTACAACCCACATGGGTATCACCAGCAACCAGTACCCCTTCAACTCGAAAAAGTTGCCAAAACGGAGTCACGGTTATCGCTTGTGTTCCGAGTATCGTTCCGTGTGCTTGGTCATAGATGTGGATCGACAGAGATACATTCCCAGTCACTGACCGAAGATCAAACATGCAGTAAAACTTTTGGCCAACTGAACCAGCTACATCCTGGTAAAGATACGAATCCGCCGCAGTCGGTGCTAATTTTTCGGCACCCAGTACACCATCTCGAAAACGCACTTGGTCTGTCGTCACCGTAACGGTTGCCTTCGTCCACGCTACATTATCTAAAGCTTCTGATTGTTGAATCAGATTGGGTCCGCTGGTGTCTTTCCAATTGTTACTAGCATCAATGTTATCAGCACAGAGCTCAATAACTGTAGTTTTATCTGTGAACATATTGCTTACGCAAACATCGGGCATACCTTCGAAACTTGCGTGAAGTCCACTGGCATACACCGTAGCAGATATCAAAATCGTTAGGAGCCCAACCCAAAAACTCCGAATGATTATGAAGACCCCATACAATATGCTAGAATATAGTTTCCGTATCACTGCGACCTCGGCAAAACCTTATCATTTTTATTTGCTCGGAAATCTAAGTCGAGATGCCGACCCGCCCAGCCAGAAGGTATCCGTACATCCCGCCCGAGTATTGCTTTAGGATCACTAATCGGTACGGGGCACTCGTAATTCTTTAGCGTTTCTGGATCGGTACAGTTGCCAACCGTCCACAGAAAGCGCCCTCGCTCGGCTAAATCACCAGTATGTAACGTCAACATCTCCTTCATGGTTGATGCTTGATAACCATCGCCATCCGCAGCTATCAAGCAATCTTCAGCTCGCAATAACACAATCCAGTAGCAACCGTCCGCTCGACAAGACCGTGCCAGCTTCACTGGCCAGCTTGCAGGCGACTTTCCAAAAGCGCCAAACAACTCAGGAATATATGGTACGTGGTAGCCCGATTCGTCGTCCAATATCGAAAGCCCCTTCAACAAAACATGACAAAGCGAATGTTTTGTAAAGTCAGGTTTGGTCACCTCGACAACACTACCCAGCAGACCAACTGACGGCAAAGCCTGCCGGTCATACTTCGTACCAATTATCCGAACCAGCTTACCTTTTGGGGAACGAGCAGCTTTGTCGGCAATGTCGGCATCAGTCTGTGTACCAACTGGTTGTGCCCATGCATCAAACCCCCAAGTGAAAATGACTATGGCTGAATAAGTAAAAGCGATTACAATCAAGAACCTCAGCATCCCAAAACCCCTTTCAGACAAATCCGCTACAGCTCAACATACGAAATCGTGAATGTCACAGAGTCTACACCGGTGGTAGATGTTCCACCTTGGCACCTATATAAGAAGTAGCAGGAATCGCGGTATTGATAGTATCCAAGTGCACTGGTATGAGCTGTGCCTGTACCGCGGCACCTACCACAAACTCATAAACACCCAAACTATTATCCGCTGCGGCCTCGCCCCAAAACAGTTCAATTTTGAATACCTGTGAAGCATCATAGTCTTGCAGATTAATCTGGGTAATATAAAATGGATTATTGATAGTATCTGCTGGAACAACCTGCACAGCCGCCGCCGTCCACGTCCATGCACCGTCACCCGAGTCAACTGCTACTCCTGCATTTGCTGGATAAGTACTACTATCCTGATGCCCTATTTTAATATTCTGCCAGTGGTTGTCGTCGTAGGCGGTCACATCCGCTATGTTAGTTGTATTATGAGTAAAATAGCCGTTTTTAAAAATATTATTCGTAACAGTAGCTCCCGTGATACTCACACCAGTTGTGGAATTCATGACAGTAAACTCATCAAAATCAATGTATGAGTCACTAGCTCCCTCAATAGATACTCCAACGCCACAATTATCAATTTGTATCTTTCTTGCTGTAACGTAATCATACCCATTGATTTGAATAGCCTTGTCGATGATGCCTTCGAATTGTAGACAGCGAAGCCTAGCATTGTCTTGGGCATTGTCCAAAAGAATTCCTGTTCCAGCTCCAGCCGTACCTCCTTGTCTAAATGTTAATTTCTCAACCAAGCTATTACTACCACGTAGATTTAAAAAAACTACGTCTTCGTCCGTTTCTCCAGTATTATCAAAAAACACATTTTGAATTGTGAAACCATCTCCAGTAGATCTAAGCACGTAAACAGCAGCTGCATCACCGTTAACTAAATGAGGTCCACCGGAGCAAGAATCCGACATGCCTTGCACATGTACATAGTCGACAGAAATAGTCGTGCCATTGGCATCTGTTCCGTTATCCAGATCATGTGAACCTGCACCTACATAAATCACATCTTGTACGGTCGAAGTACATTTAGCTACTGCATCACGAAACGTGCAAGCATGATTCCATGTGGAACAATCACCAGTTCCGGTAGGAGTGGCAAACCAGTGTTTCTCTCCTTCTGTCTCATACGGTAAAGCGATTATAAGTTTGTCACCATCGGTAGTACTCGCTGTAAGTAACCCAAGTATAAGTACAGAGAGAAGCAAACACACAAATAATTGTAAAAATGATTTCACCCAATATTTTTTGGCGCTCATCACATCACCTCCTTACCTGTTTAAGCCAAGCATCGGCTGTAGTGTCCTCAGTAGCTAGACATCGAGCCTTTACCTGAATCCAAGGCATCGGGTCATCTGTACAGTATTTACAAAGAGCACTACCAGAAGCAAGCGTGTCACAAGATGTCCAAGTATTTGTAATTACCCAACCAGAAGATCCATCTGGACTGTCTTGTATTTCGACATCAGAAAAATCGTCACCAGATCCACCACCTACATTTTTAACATAAACACAAAACCGACCATTAGCTAACGTCTTTGTCGGCCCCAAAATTATAATCCCAGTTGTAGCCGAAATCGCTGTATCGTCAACAGCAGTAGGCCCTACTTTTGCCGGTTCGCTAACTCCCAAATAAGCGATTTTTACCTCTCGAGCGTTGATACCTGAATTCTCACCTGGTCTCGTCGCTACATCAGTCATCTGTACTTCGCCAGTAGCACCAAGTTTTACGATATCTAAGGCAGTACCATCGTCTCCGTAATTAACGGCCTCAACTTTCAAACCGCCTTCAGACTTTGACAGATTGTCACCCGAAACAAGAAGTTTCGCATCTTGGCTCCCGATTTTAACCACATTGACATTAGGTGTGGCAATAGCAGCTGATACTTGAGAAGACAGATCCGCTGAGGTTTGAAAATTGGTATTTACCGCAATATTATCTACTCTGATATCTGCTAGTGTATCTGTCTCAGCATCAAAAGCACAGCCAAGAGCCAAATAGGTTATGACCGCCGCATCCATCCCGTTACCCAGGTTACCCGCAGAACTCGGCGCATAAAATGCATAACGGATTTGCTGCCAGCCTGTACTCAAAGCATCATCATCAACACGCCACTCATTATAATTCGAGGCATCTGTACCTAATCTAATAAAGCAGTAGCTGATATCCGTTGTGGCACTCACATTTAAGGAGACCATAATAAAACCATTGTTCTCCATAAACTGCTCAATATTCACAGCTGTAAGTGTTTTCTGAATGCCACCAAAAACTGTATTGTCAGTACCGTCTACTTTATCAAACTCCAGAGATTTGGATCCTTCAGTATGATCAAGATCAACGTCAATGCCTGTAGTATCATTACTAAGCGCAGTCCAATCGGTTTTGTCATCACAATTATGTAGAGATAATTGTGCTTGCACTGCTTGCGCTCGACCTTCTGTATCAGTCTGAATCACCCGTTTGATCTCGTCTACATCCTCTCCCTTTATAACAGTCCAATTTTGCGCAAAGACATTCGCGGCAAACAATCCTACAGCAAACAACACTGTCATTCTAAATATTGCCATCATTCGCAACCTCCCTACTGTGAGAAAATAAAATATTTTTCTTTTTTTTTCACGCTTAGCTTAAACACTACTGACTTACAAACTTTACTACAAAGAATAAAAGGAACAGAGAGATTTTGTCAACTGCCTAATCGATTTTTCACCACCCTTCTTCCTTTATGTACTCTATTTGCTCGTGCACGGTTAGTTTTACTTTTGACCTTTTTCTTCTGAGTTCCTGGTAATAACCGCCGATGAATCCGCCCGGGCTTAACGTCTAGAATATTCTTATCTCCAAACTTCTCCATTAGCCCACGAAGACTACCTAATTCACTAGCAACCCTCTTTTTTAAATCTTCATCTGTGAGATCTGCAACTACAACGCCCAGCATGGATTCTGTCCGTACCGGTTTTTTATCAATAATTCCGAAATCTTGACCCATCTTAATGATTTTGTCGTAAATTTCGCTACGGCCCTTGACCGCGCTAACTTGTGCTTGCAAATGCTGCTTTTTGTATGCTTCGTTAGCCAAATCCGTCAAGTCACGTATGCAAGCTGACTGCTGAAACAAGTACTCTACAAAAACTTCTTCTGTGGTTTTTTTCTGTATGGCTTCGACTTGTACTTGTAATGCTTTACTTTTTAACTCATGGTAGTCATCTGCCGTAAGTTTAAGCTCTATCATTATCCAGGCATCGGTTCGACCTTCGCCCAAATAAGCGATAATTTTTTCTTTATTTCTTACCTCTAAAATTTGGTCTACTAGATTGGAATCTGGGGGCGGACCTCTTGCTGGAAAGTATGCTTCCATATCAACTACGAGAAATTCCTAGTTGATGTTCAATCCAACATCGCGTTTTAGGACCAAAAAACATCTTTCGCTGGTTTGCTAAATACCACTTTGTAGTATCAGGTTTACCCTGAGCCTTACCCGCTCCACGCCAGTCAGCCAGCAATTCTTTCCGTGCGGCATCTGACATCTCGAGTATTTTAGTTCCACCGTCTTTAGGCAAAAGCCAAAATTGCCAATGATGATCATTCCGTTTCTGATGTAACAACCATGCAAAATCAAAAGCAGAGTCACCACTATCTGTCGGCTTATAGTAACCAGTACCGTTTCGAGTAGTTTGTATTCCAGCACCAAAATAATTCATGTAAGGTACAAACTCACTTAGGCGAAATTTGCTAAGGTCATGCATAACACCACGCCGGAATATCCCAAGACGATAGCATTCAAGCAAGACAAACCACTTGTGACGAAGTACATAAGACATATACACAACAAACTTTTTCAATTAACTCTCCATGCTTTTTCTAACATCTCACTCACTTCGCCGAGCATTTGCCACTAAATGGTTGTTAATACAATTAATTACTTCTTCTGCTACCGAAATCATCAAACATCGATTAGCTGTTGAGATCCTAGCCCATGGTTTAGCTGTTTTGTCATACGCACCATGGAAAAACCGCGGTGCTAATCGGATACATGTTTCATGGAAATGCCTAGCAAGATCTTCAGGGCTAATGGTTACCAAAACCAAATTTACAGATTTCATCCTAATAGATAGGTTACTCTTAGAATGATAGTTAGGTCAACTAAAAACGGCAAGAAGAAAAGTTTCTTTGAGGGTAATAGCTGCCACTGATCAAATCACAATCAATCCCGTATTGCCAGCAACCTAAAAGCAAGTCGCACGACCTCAGGGTTATCATCCCAACATCTCCCCGGTTTGATAATTTTATTCCAATAATTTCCAAAAGCCAACCTTGCCGTACCCAAGGCTTGTTCATAACTCTGTGCCGGATGCCCCAATTTCCACCCTGGCAGTTGTACACCATACTGATTTTTTCCAAAATCAGTAAATACAGCACCTTCTTTGATTGCCTCATCTTCTGTTATATCCTTTAACCGTTCAAGTCGCGCGTCCTCGGTTGCCATCAAATCAACCCGCGATGCCCAACGAGGCATGAATAATGATGAACACCACTTATGACTGTACTTCTCCCGAAACGGCACCCAAATACTTTCTAACAGATCATTATCCAGACGCCATGTACAACCAATTTTATTCACGAGCATTACTTTACCAGCATACCCAAAATATTTACAGGTTTCCTTAATATACAACCGATGCCCTTTCTTTACTTTTAACCACGACCGCTTCAACCTACGAGTAACCATTTTGGGTTTAGTCTTACGAAGAATTGCCGAGACCATATCACTCTGAAATAATATTCCTCGATCTTTCACACCATTCTCCTTATCTATTCCATTCCAAAACGTCTTTCCGGATCACTCCGGCAATATCATCCAGCGAATAATAGAGTTCCATACCCGGTCGTCGTAACTTCATCTGGGTTTCTATGTCTCGTCGACGTAGATACTCTGGATCCATACCTACCCATATCCATGTAGGACGGTCACTATGGCGACCTAATTCAAACAGCACAATCGGACACACAGTTTGTTTGGGAAACCAGAATATAATTCCACGAGATAGTTGCAGTCGTTGATACTCCCAGATAATTTGTTCTTCGGTTGCACTTGGATCGTGGATAGGAAAAATCTTACGGCGTGGATTATATAGTGTTACTGGCAGATCAGCCAGTTTGTCTATTATCTCTAATTGCCAATTTGGACAATCAGTAATCCCACCAGACAAAAAGACAGCCCAAGAATGCTGCGAAATATCTTGGCTAGGTGCTTCAATCACTTGAGCATGCATCAAGATCTCCCTCTGTACTTTTTTTTTGATCTGCAGAAGACCATCGCAATGGTTTAGCCTTACTGTTATTTGGTTTTACTAAACCGGCAAATACGTTTGGCTCTTCAGAAAACGGTTGATCAACAACTATCGGAACAATGAACCAATTTTGATCTCGGCATAAAGCTTCTGCATTTTTTCTACACCCAAAAACTCCGTGAAAATCCCACGTCCAATCCCAGTGACCATCTAGAGACTCCCGCCAGATGTTACGACCGACGATCCAAACTTCATTTTTCATTAAGCAGCTCCTATTTTTTGTGGATTTCTTTCGCCCTTTGTAAAACCGCCTTGAACGGTCGAGTAATAGTTTTATTCATCCTTCGCAAAATCTACAGATTCTGAATAGCAACCATTAGATCCGCCGTACCACCGAATAGTCACGCTACCCCTGATGGTACTCAACTTGTAAAATGTCCACGTGAAAGACTCGTCCCATTTAGGAGACTCAACACCCTCCGGGTTAACTCTAACCCCGTGGACTATTTCTTCCGCTAACAAAATAGGCGTATTTAGCAAATCGTCAAAATTTCCACAAACATCTTCTATCCGCACTGATTCACAACAATCCTGGTAGTGCTGTAATCTATAACGTTCGTTTTCGTCAGTTGTAAATACCAACTCCTCATTATCTCGGTTCTCAATTTCGATAAGAATTTTCCCTTTTAAATCCTCAAATTTCGCCTGACTCATTTTTTCTCTCTTCCTCAAGCTAGCCGTAGGCTAGACTCAAGAGCTATTTACCCCCCTTTTTTTTTATGACTTTACAACGAATGGCACTCCATACAATCGCCGATGCTATTTCCTGAACTTCATCTGGAAGCTGAGATTTATCTGATGCATGTATCGTCAAATCCGCAACTATTTGATCAGTAATCTTTATCCGCGTGCGTGCTGCTGTAGCACTTTCGGCCTCAGCATAGATACTCCACGAGATAGGTGGAGTATCTACTGCCCAAACACCCTTAGCTTCAAAAACATCACCACGAACTGTTAGCCAAATATCAGGTAGTTGTGTTAATTTTTTCTCACAACGTCGCCTCTTGATTTCTTCGCTCGCAAGATCCAACAGTGTTTCAGGGTCTGTCGACGCCATGAGATGCCCATTTTCAAATAAGTTGGCCAATTTATCTATTGCGCTATCTAGTCGTTGCTGTTTATCAGCTAAGAACCTTTCTTTTTTTTTTGTCACCTACAATCTCCTCCTTCCTTTTCCACTCCCGTCTTTTTTTTTAGAGGAAAAATCCAGGGTATCTCTTATTATAACTGACGGCTCTAATTCCTCAGTGCCAGTATTATTAGCGCTAGTCCCAATTCCGTTCCAGCGATAACTGGTCATTTCAGCAAGTGCTAATCGGCGTACTACCTCACTACGTGAACACCTTAGCCGTTTGGCCTCAGCCTTCAACCAATCCAAAATATCCAAATCAAAATAAATCTTGATTGCGTGTTTCACAACGGGGCTCATTATGGGGCCTAAATGGGGCCTTGTCAAGTACTTCCATACTACATCTTAGCCTAGAGGCAATTTTTTCATTAGCGTCAATACCAGCCGTAAACCTTTTAGTGTGTCATCATCATACGAATGCCCCTTGAATTCAGAGATCTCTTGTACCCGACGACTTATCCAAGTTCGTAACAATTCCCATTCCTCTTTTAACTCACCGATTTTTTTAGCAGCATCGTGCAGCATTTTTGCCTCACTACCGCCTAGATAGTCACTCGGTTTGGCAGCCCGCTTATATACTGCCCAGCAGAGACGGTCTATGCCGTCTACTCCAGCACTAGCGATCTTTTCTCTTATGGTCACATCTTCCCTGCTACGTCTTTGAAAATCAGACTTTATCCAGACCCACGCATCGAAGCCACTAACTCAAACGCCTCCCGAATCGTCATATGCTTCCCGGTAGGAGAAACCGAAACCTCCATCAGCCCGCGCAACGTTTGCAAATCGTCGCGCAACTGCTGTGCGAGCGGTCGGCCGTTGCGCCTGAGCCAATCGAGGTTCATATCACCCAGTCGAAATGTTATGTTTTGTTTAGCTATATTAACAACCATCCCAAGACTCCTTTCAGACAAACCCTTGATTTTTGTGCAGTTCGTACACTTCATTCACATTAGCCAAGAATCTTTGAAGTTGCCTCTTGACGACAACATTACCATTCGACGTTTGGCTTCCAGTCGGAGCCACGCAAGTAACCTACGATCAACTCGTTTCTGATGTTCAATCTCCTCCGACAGAATTAAACCAATTCACCCAACATCATAACCATCATTACTTTCTTCATCCATGTAGAATCCCTGGGAGAAACTACCGTATTTATCCTTCTGTTCGAAATTTCCTCACAGCTCGAGCAACCCCGTTTGGTAGTTACGGTTTCATACAAGCGTGTTAACTGATCGATTTCTTGCTGCAGTCTTTTAGCCTCCAAAAACTGCTGTGATTTCCGCTGGGCATTCTCTCGTAACCCGCTTATTTCTTTCTGGAGTTGCTCGTTTTCTGCGATCACTGCCTGAATGTCCGTCGCCATAGAACAAACATCCTTTCGAAGAGAAACAACCGTTTTTAACATCTCAGCACGATCAAGCTTTTCAGAAATATCTTCCTTCACTTCTTGGCAAAAACTTTGCGATTGCATCTGCCGCCTCCTTTTCTTTCAAATACTCCAGTCAAATACTCCAGCAAATTTTTTTCGCCACGCTGCTAGTTCCTTAGCTTCTTGTTTCCATCTGTGCTTCCGACACCATCTCTGTAACGTGCAAGCATGCACATCTAGTTTTTTCGCGGTCTCCGTAAAAGGTATGTCAAAGCAATCTTTCAGTCTGATTGCTTCCGAGATATCTGCATCAGTTAACTTTCGAGGATAAGGCATGGTATGGAGTCACGTCATTAAAACCAAGTTTACGTAGTATTATTACAAAGTCATCAACACTTAGATACTCATCAGACAAGTCGGCTAGCTCTTCAAAGAGGTCCTCTAGCTCCCGAAAAGATTTCCATGAACCACGCCATGCTTTTATACTAGGCACCACGTTATTTATGCTTTGTTGAATCCACTGCATAGTTAGGAAACAACCGTTTTGTGCAGTTGAGACAGTCGGATCAAAAACCCCAAACTCAACCTCATCAACTACACCGATATTCAGCTTTACCCTTCTTCTTGCATACCAAGACTGTGAGAAAATATGGAATACTCGCTCTCCTGGTTGGATTTTTTTTGGTTTCTTCAAAATCAATACCTCCCTCCGCTAAGCGTTTTTGATTTCTTGGTTTTCGAGAGCATCAAACAATATGTTTATTTCACGCATTAAACCAACGTCGCCACCACGATCCGGATGACAATAGTATGCTATACGGCGCCGTAAAACAGCAACATCAGATACAGGCAAAACCTCACGCTGATTTCGCAGCTGAGCCAGTTTGTTTTTCAGCTTAGCAATCTCAATACGCGCATTTTGCAGCTCGTCTCTAATGGCCAAAAACTTGGCCCCAAGCCCAGCGATACTTTCCACTAAAGACGGTCTGCCCAACGGTATTAATCTGACTGCTAGTTCCATTCAGATTGTCCCGTATCAAAAATAATCAATCGGTACCGTCCGTCCCTTTTGCGAGGTCTAGAGTTTATTTCTTGGGCGTGTTCAAAGTACGGTTCTGGAAGAAAACCCCTAGGCTTTACAGGCCTTGGTGGGGTTGATGGTGGTTTTAGTGGTACCTTTTGTTTGTCAGCACTTGGTTGATAGCCCTCGTGTAATGGTTTTTCGCTCGGCTCTGGTTGATAACCACCCTTTTTTTTGTGACTCATGTTCTTTCTCCTTTGCACAGGCAATTCTCAGTTCCATAACGCTTGAACCGATCTCGCTATATATCAACCCTCTAAGTCGTTCAGTATCAATGCATCTCCTACCCCAAAATCGCGCAACCGTTTTGCTATCTCGTGCGGAGTAACACGTAGCCCGCACAATTCCTCAGCCCGTATCGTACGCAAAACCGCGTCCTGTATCTCGCGAGATGGACACTGATGTCCCTTAGGAATAATAGATACCGGTCCCCGTCGTAGTAATTGAATGCGTACGCCGCAATTGCACACCGTGTCCCATGTATCTTGCGTAAACGTGCCCTTCATTGCTTTTTACTCCTCCCCAGTGTAGATTATTCCTTTGTTCCTAGGATTCCATTTCCCCTCGATCCTCTTCTTCTTTCTTGTCGATCAAACTACCTTCAAATGCCTAGAAAATGTCTCTTTGATTTGCTCTTGAGATCGAATCCCAGTAGATCGATAATTCCATCTTCCACAAGTACATGTTGCGTGTGTAGCATTTAGACTTTTGATTATAAGCTTATGGGACCTGATGATTTTCTTGATCTTTTTCACAATCTTGTTTGCTACTTCTCTGTAACTAGTCATTAGTGTTCAACCTCCTCCTTCAACCATTGATAACGTTATGAAACTCCGCTAGCCGATATACTAACTTAGCAAACGCCATGCCAACGCAATGCACTTGGGCAAACTCACATAAAATCAACCCAGTAGAGAAAAACCCCCAGCCGCGCCCGATGTCTAAATTACGCAATTTTTTCGTACTCTACCCCCTCGATCCTCTTCCCATCTCCTCAAAGAACTCAACAAAACCAACCGTTTAACTCGCACCCCCAACCAGCCGGCCGCAGGACTCGCAATACTTACGCATTGCAAAGCTTACGTAGTATATTGGCTAATCTAAGTAATATCAACGTGTTACGAAAAAGAATCCAAAGTGCACAAAAGACCAATGTAACAAAATCAACAGACTATCCGGAAACGCAGCCTGCCCGCGTTGCAAAATATGCATGGGCACCTGTAGATATCTAGCCGCTAGCCGTAAGCCACTTTGTCATTGGTGCAACTAACCATTATCACTCGTTAATTAGTCGACAAATGCCCGAAAAGGACAAAATTGTGAAAAAAAGTCGCGCGCGATGCGTGGGATAATCAGGGGCACTCAAAAACTTCAATAAATTCAAAGGCTTGGCAGTGGGGGGCCTCTAAGTGCCTGTAAGGCAGAGGAAACTCGGCCATCCTGCGTCAGAAGCCCGTAGGCCGTCCTGGAGGTCAGCAGATCCCCATGGGCACCCCAGCCCACCTGACTACAACGGCACTCTATCACACAAGCTTCTGCCACCACCTAGGATAGACTCAGTCAACCTCCATCAGCCTCCTCCATCAGCCTCTATGAGAGGCAGAAAGACACATTTTTTGGCCGTATTTGTCACGGATCGTTCGAGCAATGACAAAAATTGACCGCAGAATGTAATATTTTCATAGCGTTGCGCTGTCCTTGAATCTGTAACATATTATAATCAGTATGGTTTTCTTATGGCACAACAATTGCAAGCTCTATATAGATAGGAGACAGAAATCAAGGGTTCGTCTGAAAGGAGTCTTGGGATGGATCAAGCTATCGGATACATACGGGCCAGTAAGCACGAGCAATCACTGACACCCGCTGTGCAGCGCAAGGCAATCGAACAATGGTGCGCCAAGCAAAATCTTGATTTAGTTGGTGTTTTCGAAGATATCACCAACGGCGCGACACCAATCGACAAGCGCCCTGGTCTTATGCGTGCACTAGACAACCTCACAAACATCAAATACTTAGTCGTAGCCAAACGGGACCGGCTCGCTCGTGATATCCTCATCGCCGCAATGATTGAGCATCTAGTTGAGCGCACTGGTGCACATGTGGTGTCCACCGAGGGCATTGCCAATGGCCACAGCCCAGAGGCCAAGCTACTACGCGGAATCATTGACGTTTTTGCCCAGTATGAAAGAGCTCTGATTAGCTCTAGGACAAAATCGGCCCTGGCCATTAAGAAGTCTCGACGAGAGAGGACTGGCCAGGTCCCGTGGGGGTGGAAACTTAAACATGATGGCATACACATCGAGCCCAGCGTGACTGAGCGAGATATTATCAGAACGGCTAAGCGCCTAAAAAAACAGGGACTATCACTACGCAAAATTGGTGCAGAATTATCAAAACTGGATATGCACCCACGATCCGGTGCCGATACGTGGCACCCAAAAACCATCCAGACGTTGCTCAATACCGACACGCGAATCAAGTAGGTCAGTAGCCGACCACGCCCGCGAGGCGGGCCTCGATTACCAGATCGCCAAGAAGCGTCGCCAGCGGGCCGAGGCAACCATTCGCCGTTTTGAGGAGGAAGGGCAGTGATTTTTTTTTGTCTTCGTGTCCCCTCGTATGGGCCATTACCCCCCTTTGTCCTTTAGGAGCGGATGGAAAGCCGGACAAAGGAGGCGAGAGACCCATGATCAGCAAGGAAGAAGCCAGAGACCTGATCAACGACCTGTTCGAGGAGGAAGCTCTCGTCATCGGAGGCCTGATCGCTGTCCACGACATGGACGACGACTTCATATGGCGCCTGGTCAAGAACCTCGACGTGATCCGCGGGAAAGTCTTACGCCGCATCGAGGACAAGGGTCCGACCGATGACGAAGAGACACCGCCGAGACGTTCCAAGCTGAAGCCGCACCCGGCCATAGAGGATTTCCTGCTCAATCTGCGGAGGGCGTAGCGTAGCCGGTGGCGACCACCTCCATTGAGCTGAAGCGGCACTACCAAGAGCTCTCAGACAAGGAGACAAACAAGCTTGTCAAAGTCGTAGCGGACCTAATCGTGACCTTCCTGAAGGAAACACCTGTCACCGAAATGCTTCATGGGTCAAATTTGACCCTCTCTACACTGTCACCGAGATGTTTCAGTCGCGTCAAGCGAGCTGTCGGTCTATCCCCAATTTTGGGTACAGCTATCCCCTGTTTTGGGGACACCCACAGCCTTTTGATTTAATTATCATTTTTCCGCAAGATTTTAAGAGCGATTTCGCACACCCCTTTTGGTGGTTTAGTATCAGAATAATACCGAAACAGAGTTAAGACAGCAATAGTTAAGAGCGATTTCGCACATACTTAAGAGCGATTTCGCACATATCACAAGACACGATACTTATTATTATACCCAATGCATACCCAATCTGAACTTACAGATATTTAGCGAGCTGTGCCGAGGAGAGGCATCTGGTAAAAAGGAGGTGGCGATTAAAACGGACACGAGATGAGGGGTAGGACGTGGCAGTGTAATTGAGGGATGAGATTTTAGAGGAGAAGTAAGTGCGAAATCGCTCTTAAGGAGGGTTCAAACCATACCCTCTATTTTTCTTTTTCCGGCCATGTATACAAACGTATACAAATGTAATATGGGGGCGTAAAAAAAAAGGGCTAAGGAGTCCACTAAAAAAGGGTAAGGTTAAGGGTATGGTCCCTTGTTAACAGTTTCCTAGTCCGTATAAGGAGTTAGCTAAGAAGAGGCATTGAACTACACCCCGCACTTGGCGTTTTTTAAATGAGCAAAAAACACGTTGGCGAACTTTTTTACTCGTTTTTGATCATTTCGAAAACAGGAAAACGGAGGGTATGGTTTCTCAAAAGTAGATTTTTCAACCTCTTAAGGGAAAAAAAAGCGGGGTATAGTTAAGCCCGAAAAAGCAGTTAACTAGTTGAATTAATTTAGAATGGAACCGTACCCGAACCATACCCTCAAAAGTGATTTCAGCCTATTTGTCCAGTCATCGATTCTGGAATTTGAGCCTAATTTTTAAAATTAACACTTAAAGTAGAAACGCAGGGTACGGTTCGCGCGAGTCCATATCAGGGTACAGTCCACTTAAAAGGAGGATTTTTCCCGATCTGCCAAGTCAAAAAATTCGGGATGATCTCGTAAAAAGCGACGCAAGAATTTGTTGAACTTTGGTTTTTTTAAGTAGCCGTTCTTAGTCACATCGATCAAAAAGTGTGATTTGAGAAACCGGATAGGTTTTTTTGTGGTTTCCAAGGAGCAACCTACAAAGTCAGCGAGGTCATCACGGCGGATTGTTTGATGAGATCTCAGACAGAGAATTACTTGAGAAAAGTAGTTAAAGTCACCGACCGAATGCTTTTGATTTTCGAACTTTTCCAGAAATAAAGATTCGAGCTGATCGTAATCGGAAAGCTGATGAGATTCGTAGCAGGATTCGGAGTAATCGTCCAGTGCGCAATTTTCGTGAGAGTAAGAGCGGGCCAGAAAATCGGCAGCGACCTGAACGTGGGTGGGTTCGACGATCAGCCTAGAGAAATCTGGGCTAGCAGACATCATGAGGACGGCGTAGGCGGTTGCAATGCGCGCTAGGGTATTTCTGCAGTCGGAGATGGTTATTAAGGGGATATCGGAAGCATAGCCATAGATACGTACCATTTCCTCAGAGCGCCATAGGCAGTAGTTGGTAGCTGGCTCGGTAAAATCAATTTGGCTCGGCTGAAGATTCCAAGCCCAATAGACTACGGCGCGAAGTATATCAGGCCCAATTTTCGGCTGGGAGGATTTTTTGTATTTTCGGTTGTATAGGGAAAGGTCTTTGATGTCACCTGAGTTAAGAAACATAGCAATATCAAGACGGCGGATGAGGGTAGGTGGAAAAATAGATGCGAGAGACTGACAGCCGAACGAGAAGGAGTCCATCACTTGATCTTTTTTGGGATTAGCCAACATAAGCAGGCGCGTTTGGGATTCGTAGCCTTTGGATTGAACACGGTCGATTTGCAGAAATCCTTCTTCGACGGCTTTGGATAGGGTGCGAATTTCCCAAGACGGGATGAATTGAGTTTCGTCTACTGCGAGGATTTTTCTAGAGTTGGCCGGGTAGCGCCCGACTTTAATTTGCCAACCTTTTTGGCGATGCTCAACCATGGCGTAGGCTAGCCCGGTGCGAGAGCCAGTAAGACCGGAGAGGCAATCACCCACGTTGATATATTCGGCGATACGCTGGTACGTTTGGGTTTTGCCAGAGCCCGAATCGCCAAGAACGGTAGTGACAAGCCAGCCGCGGATTATTTN